CGATCACAAGGGGGTAGGGGACGTTTTAGGCACCCCCTCCCCCTTAAAAAGCGCTTATTTTTATATTATTAAAGCCATATAAAAGCTCATTAAATGGTTTTATGTTATGTTTTATGCCATTTTGCGAGCTCTAATAAGTCGTTAATCCGTCGCTTTCGCGCCATTAAAGAAAAGAATGCCAACTAAAAACGCAAATTAGAAAAATACATGTTCGTAATTCGTCTAATAAAGTGTTAATAGAGAACAATCTTATTAACTTTTTGTTCAGCACCGAAATCGATCTAGAATCTACTAACTAAACGAGTTAGAGTGACAAATGTTGGTCTCTGATCTGAATGCATACGATCAGATCGTTGCCTTCATGAGAGACAATGATTGTGCGAGCGAATGACTTGGTAATCTGATAAGTAATTGATTACTCATCATTAGTCAGCATTTGAGTCTTCAGCGCTATCGTTGCTTTTTATAGGATTGCCAACAACTTTAATGTATGAAATGCCTTCATGCGTCCACGAGATTAGATTCAAAAGGACAGCTTCATCTATAGTTCTTTCGAGATCTTCAGCATACGAACCATCACCGAACTCAGACGTAGCTATAGACACTCTAGCTAAGTACTCAGCTGTGCCGTATCCTTTCATTCTATCGTATGCATCCCAACTATCGTAGTCCGTAATAGGATTGTAGGGATTGTCTGACGTACTCAAGGCGATTTCAGAGTATGTGGTTTTTTCCATACTAAAACCTCCTTGTTTGTCTTTTTCAAAGCAAAATGAGTATGTTCCGATTATGAGCGTAAACAAATATGCGATTTCAACAAAATTTGTTGGCTTTCGGGATGTAAAAGTACGTCATAACGACAGATTATGTAATATTTTTGAATCTGCGGTATGAATATAAAAGTACAGGACCCATAATGGAAATGCTGTATAGTGCTAAGAACTTTAGTGAATACAAATATAATTTGTATAAAAGTAATAAATTGCTAAACGGTTAGTAAAATGCAGAGCAAAGCTTAGGCACAAATGCTATATAGAATTTGAAATAAAGCATTGCTAAATATAATTAGTAACTGACTCGTATAGCTGTATGGCGCTGCATGTGCATTACTGCGTATAGTAGCACTAATTGCAAATATAATAGCCGCCAATAAGGCAGTATAGCCATTGCAACGGCTTGTTTTATATTCGCCATAAACTATGGTTAATTACAAAGTTGCTCAAATGAGCACTTTATAGAGCCTGTTTTATATTACCAACAATGCTTCGTAAATATAATAGTGTGCTATCGGCTCGTTTTGGCATTTGCTGTTTTATATTCAGTGTCGATACTTGAGCCGAGTAACAGAAAATATAATTACAGCATAGCTTTCTGAAGAGTAGAAACAGACACATCAAGTGCTTCAGCAACCTCATCACGAGTTCTACCCTGAGCCATCATTGATTTCGCTCTTGCGATCTTAGCGTCAGACATAACCGGAGAAGTACGAGGCATAGCCAGCTGCTTAATGTGATCCATGTCACTGTTGTTTAATATTTTTGTAAGGGTATTGTACGAAATAGCATGAGCCTGAATAGCAGCCCATTCTTTGTCAGATATAATAATGCGATCTTTCTGAGCACCAACGATCTGACGGCATTCTTTGATAAGCCGACCACGAAGCTTACGAATATCGTCGTGATCAAGATCTTCATTTTCTGCCAAGTAAGCTTTCAACTTCTGAGCCATAAGAAGCTGTGCCTTGCGTTCTAGAGGACGATTAAGCTCTGCTAAATATAATTTTCTATTCAGCGATTCAACTTCCTCAGCATAAGCTTTCTTGGCAGAAGGGGAGTACTTATCAGGAACTGTCATTAAAGCAGCTTTACGGGCTTCATTGGCCAGGGTCTTAAGCCTATTGGCGAAATTGGCATAAATAGTTTCTTGAATTGTGCCGGAAGAAAGAGTCATGGCATCATCGGTATCCGCCATGTTTGTAGATTTGGTCTTGATCAGTACCTCTTTACCGGTTTTACGGTCGATTCGGGTTCGACCAGTTTCGACAAATATTTTTTCGCCATTATAGAAACGTTCTCGCTGCTCTTTTGTCATCTTAGAAGGGTTTGTAAGCAGCTTCCTTTCATTAGGATGCGTTTCACCCTTGGCTTTAGAGATGAGCGTAGAAGCGCCAGCATCAGGTCGACCTTGGTATTTGGCCTTAAGCTCGCGAATACCGTTATCCAAAGCAGACTGACGCCAATCCAAATGATGCTTTTCAGCGTCAATGATGACCATCGAGTGCTTAACTGCTCTAACAAGCTCGTCAGTGTCAGCGCCTTTGATAGTCATGTCTGTAATGAGGTTTGAAACCTTACCCATTTCTTGCTGTTTATGGAATCCATGCTCGCCATCAACTTTCGGAGCGTCAGGTGGAAGCTGATACATGTCAGTATCGAAATTCCTAAGAGCATCCAAGAATGGTTTAGTCTGAATGCGGTGATCGTTGTTCGGAATGACCAAAACTGTATCGCCATCAAAGTCTGCACCAGACATTTTCTGGGCCGCAGCAGGATGAATGCCGACAGCGTCCATAGCATCTCGGCCATCGGGAGTCTTGAGAAGGCTCTTTGCTTTAGCATCCCTGTTATTTACGGTTAATTCAGGGATCTCAAACAAACCAGCATGAGGGTATCTGATTAGAACTACCTTTTCTCCGTCATGATAGTTTGGAGCATAAATTTCGTTCTCCTTAAGCCAAGGCATTGGTAATATAACTTGACTTCTCTGACGAGGCATTGAAGCGCCTTTAAGATGTACTGCAGCAGCATCGCAGTCGTCTGCAAAACTAGAATATAATTTTTTGCGAACTGCCGGATTAGTCAGCATCCCAATTTCGTCAAATTCGTCTTTACGAATGTCATAGGCTTCCTTAAGCTGGGAACGAATCAGCGAATTGCTCTGCTTAGCAAGAAACTGACTTGAAAGAGTCTTGGCCCATTCGCCCCAGTTACCTTCCTCATTGACGATATTTAACGCGGACAGATGCTCTTTCCCGTCTTTACCAATATAATGACGCTGAGCACGAATCAGATACTCATCTTCTCTAATAGTTGCGCCAAACGGATTTGTAGGATCAGCATTAGCCTTAATAGGCTTAAATACTGATGTGTCGGATGTTTCTCCATATGCTTCTGTTCCACGAGGTTTTTTCGTGTTGAAGACAATGTCGTATCCTTTAGGGATGTCATCAGAATATAATGCCATGCCTTTCAGGTAATGAGTGCCTTCTGTAGCATTGGGATCCTGTTTTACGGCAATTCGAACCTGAGCATAAAGAGCATTATGGAGACTAATATCTTCCACATTACGCCGAAGTTCAATAGTTCCGTCTCGATCTTTACCGCCATCTTCACCATAGCGAATATAAACTCGCTTTCCATCAATCGCCAAAGGCGGTTCAATCTGACGAAGAGTGTATCCATGGTCTTCTGAATAGTAATTGGGAATAGCAATGTCTCCTCGATGCTGATTAATCTCAGATCTCGGAACATCAGCTTTTGTAAGAACTTTAACTGTGGTCTTGTAAGGAGTACCAGCCTGCTGCGTTTTGAAAGTTGTTACTTTATATCCCTCTTCTTCAAGAAGAATACAAGTGTTTTTAAGTTTCTGCTCTGATACATTCAATCTGAGTTCAGTACCACCGCCAACGTCGACATATTTTTTATCATCGACTGCGTTTTTAAGCACATTCATCAGATTTTCGGTTTGACTAGCACGAAGATTACTCTTTTCTTTAAGAAGGGAACGAACTGAGCTTTCATTTGGAAGGCCCATTCTCTTTGCAATGGCACCGTTAGAATAACCCTTATCCTTGAGTTTTTGTGCAATGTTCACTTGTTCACGACGAAGTGTATCCGATGCATAAGATACTTTCGCTCTAAGAACAGTTGTTGTCATACCCATGCTCTTGGCAATTTCGGTTTGGCTGAAATTCTGGTCTTTCAACTTATAGTAATTGGCCAGAAAGTCAGCATGTCTTTGATAAGGGTTATCGCCAGAGCCCCAAGGATATCGTCCTGAATGTCGCGGAGTGCCGTAATGTTCCAAATACTCTTCATCTTGAAGAATATAATCCATTTGAGCAGTCCATTCAAAAGGCCGGTCCATTTAATCATACCTCCATAGTGTTCTTCACCAATACAGCATTTCCGTGAACTATTTTATCCATCACGGTCTTAATCTCATCTTCCGTTGGATTGCTGATGAGAATCTCTTGGTTCTGGTAAATACGAAGTTCGATCTTCATAGTTGACGGACGATAGTCTCTTTTGTATTCAAGAAAAAAGAGGCCAGCGTAAATCAATAGCTGATCCATGCTTGCAGGTGTCACACCGGTTTTTAGATCGTGGATTCGCAACTGGTTTCTTCTAACACCAATTGCGTCTGCCGTCCCAAAGCAGAGGTCTGAGTACTTTAGTACGATCTCACTTTCCATCTTGTATCCAATTGCATCATTTACATACAAAACAAGATTGTAAAATATACGATCTAAATCTATGGCCTTAAACGGTATCCCATGTTTTAGCAGAAACACAAGAAGTGAGTTCTTGGCTTCTTCATTCTCAGCATCCATCGGCATCTTGTATCTTATTCGATCACAAGCATACTCATGTACCAATGTTCCTATCTCTGTGGCGAAGCTTGAAATATAATTTTTAATCAATCCGTCGTCGTCATAGTTCAACCAATAATGTTTGCTTGGACTGAGAATTGCATGTTTTCCCTCAAGTTCTGAATGCTTGTTGAAGATCATTCAAGACTTCCTCCTCGTTCTCAGGATAGATGAAACGTGCAAATGACAGTTCGTTGGCCTTGTCAATATAATACTTCTGGTTCGGCTGTCTTTTTGCATCTTCTTCTTTTTTACATTCGAGAAACGCCCATCGGTTAGTCCATAATACTGTTAGATCAGGAATTCCTTGAATATAATTCGCGTCATTCTTGAGAACGAAGCACCCAGGAAAGAGGGATTTCAGTCGCTTGATTAGTTTAGCTTGAAATTCGCTCTCCTTAGACATGTAGGCACCTCTTCCTGGAGACAAAAAGAAAAGTTAATGTTCTTACCTTAGAATATAATTAAGCAAAAGAAAGAGAAAAAGAGAAGTTCATGTTTCGGTACAACAAGGGAATGCCGTGGTTCCGATATTTAATTTTTATTTCAAGGTAACAAAACACGAGCTTTCTCTTTTTCAAAAAAGAAAAAGGAGACTTATTTTGAGTCTCCTTCCTTTCCATATATGTCCATGTTTTTCACGCGAGGTCTAAACGCCTCTTTTAAGAAAAGCGTTCTCATTAAAGTTCTTTTTGTCTCTCAATGATCGAGCTATAGCTAAGTCGATCTTACTTGTGCTGCAAATATGATAGTACCAAAGGTCTCGGTAAGGAGTATTCAGTCTATCAATTCTTCCAGCAGCTTGTATCATCGCCTTATAGCTATAGCTTTCGCTGTAAAATATAATTGTGTCGGTAGTTATACAGTTCCATCCTTCGGCTCCTGCAGAATACTGAACCAAGTACGCCCAACTATCGCCCTCTGGCAATGGTTCGTGCTTATGGCCATTCCACTCAGCTATTGTTGTCTCGAGCGTTCTAAGGATTTCAAGCTCATAGTCGTAATTGTAAAATATAATTACCTTCGAATGAGCCTTCATGATTTCTCGAACCTTCTCAATTCTCGAAGGATCTGATCCAACAAGTCTCCTTAGTGTTTGACACAACTCGCTTGCTTCCGCAATCGGTTGATTTTTGTAGATGTTCCATCTTGTTCGCATGATCTCGGAATACTTTTCTCGATCGTAATCGACGACGGTCTTCTCATGGTGAGCAACCGTCTCTCTTTCGAAGTCCATTGTCACAAGAATATAATTCCTTAAACGATTAAGGTGATACTCCTCAACGTATCGGCTGACTTGCGGATACTTTACAAAACGGTTGTAGATAACATGTCTTCTACAGAAGTCGGTTTTGTTCTTATAGAATCCATTTGCTATGAACACTGGCACATAGTCCATCCAAGTGTCACCTGGAGTAGCACTAAGCAATATCCAATGGTTCTTTTTGGCGATCTTCAGAAAGCTCTTAACCCATGCACCATATCCGACAACTCTTTGCTCGTCAAATATAAAGAATGTATTCTCATTGTTTTCGTACTTCTTTATGTTATTCCAGCTGTCGATTGACACATGAATGCCGTGAATGCTCGATTTGGGATCATCTCTTGATAATCCAAATCTAGCGCATTCATGGTCCCATTCTAAAGTGTCTCTTTTTCGAGCTGTAGTTATGATGCATAGGTTGGGCTTTTTATCTACAGGAGCTGGATCAACCTCTTTTAAAATATAATAGGCTATTCCAGTGATACTTTTGCCGCTTCCGACTCCACCACATAAGATGGAGCCGGAATGCAGCTTTTCCAGTGCTTTTTGTTGATGCTCAAAAAGCCTAGCAGTCATCATTTATTTATCTATGTCCATTGACACTATTTTTGTAATCGTTTCGCGTTTTGGATAAACACTAGTCGTAACTTGGATCTCAGGAACAACCATCGGATCGTCGGTTTCGGACGGAATGTTGATCCAAATATCTATGTCCTTAATGGCCTCAGTGTTGACAATCAATTCTTCAGCCCGATCAATCAGTTCCTGTCCGGCCATTTTACAAACTGCAATAGCCTTATCTCGATAGCTCATTGTAGTCACCTCATTCCACACAGTCGATCCCATCGAACATGTCGGCCATGTCACTGTCGCTACCAACTTCTACCACCATCTTCTTAAGATAGGCGACAACACCGGTGTAAGTACGACTTTCCATCCAACGACCAGTGATTGTGACATTACACTTGAGGATTTCATCGTTATCCAAGGTCTTAACCGTCTCTTCATCCAGACGAATCTTCTCGCCATCAACGACTTTGAAGATCATAGGATTGAGACCGCTTCGACTGTCTTCAATCGGGAACCAATTGGCATGCACACGAAGGTACATAGGCGGAATATAATCCGGATCAGTGGACGGACGAGAGTCAACCTTGATGTTCCATCCTTCACTACGGAGCTTTTCCACATCCACCTTTTCGGGATCGAGGTAAATAGAGAAGTTGCGAGCACCAGGCTTGTCAAACTGACCAGGATTGTTACCGCTGAAGTTACGAGTCTTAGAAACAATGCGCACATCTTTGATGACAAGGGGTTCGATGAACTTACGGGGGGTGTTATTATTGTTGTTATACATAGTTAAAATTCTCCTTTTCAAGATATAATGTTTGGATTATTGCCATAGTCAGTATTAACCGCAAACCAATCTTTCAGATTGTATCCTTTGGCGCACTTAGGCGGGATCTCTGAAACCTTAAAGTAAGGACAGTCATAGCAGTTCATGTACTTTTCGTCTCCACAAGGAGGAGCCCAAGGACTTCTGCCAGGTTCTCCGGTAGCTAATGCCAGAGCTTCACCGACTTCGTCGATGGGCCCAGAATATCTTGAGAAGTAATCGTAGCCTTCAGGGTACTCAGTTGTGAATTCGTCGAAGTCACCATACTTCTGAACAGCCTCTCTAGCTGCCATAGCAAGCTCTTCGAAATATCCCATGTCGATCATGTCCATTCGTTCGGCAGACTTAAGAGTTTCAGCCTCTCTCCAGCGATGACCTTTTGATCCAGTAGCAGCGCTATACTTACCATTAGAGGACTGACGGACAAGAATACCTCCACCAAACCCTGGAGATACCGGACAGAAACTGCCAGCTTTGCCAATGAAAATATAATTGTGGCCTTTGGCTATGCTTTCCTCGAGTGCATGCAGATCGATCTTCAGATCGGCAAGCTCATTATCGATCTTTTCGAAGTCTTGGTTGGAGCAACCAATATCATTTGCCATCTGTTTACGTGTCTTTTCAGGAATGGCTATCCATTCTTCATAAGACGTAGAACAGTTAACCGATTTAAGGAGCTTCTTAACACGACTCGAGATCTTGTCGTATTCTTTCTCTTCGGCACTAACATCGGACAGATTTTCGTTCATGTCCAAATATAATGCACTGGTCACGCTCTTTGTTTCACAGAGATCGTAGAATTCAACTTCTTCTCCGCTAAACAAATGCTTGAACACATATGGATGTTGGAACTGAGCACCAGTAGCGGTCCACCTTGTCGGCTGAATATAATTCGTATGAGTTTCTTCGGCCTTCTTCTTAGCCTTTTCGCATTCGTCAAGCCAGGAAGGATCCTTTCTGTCTCTAAGCGCGATGTAAACAGCGTCATTTACAAGGCAGATCTTCTCATAGATGTCTTCAACCTCGAAGTTATACCCCCACTGTTTGCCGTAATTGAGAATATAATTCGTGACCTCTTCTGTCGGGTTCTCAATCTTTATTGAGTCGGTCTTAATGTGAACGACCTTAGCACCCATCTTCTCAACATTAAGTCTGAGTGTTTCAATAAAGAGAGCTCCTCTCTTGGCGACCCAATTATCTTTATTCCTTGGATCTTTAAACTTATTGTCAAAACCTGCTGCAGTCAAACCATAAACGCTATTGATTGCGATCTTCAGAGCCTGAGACAAAGCTTTTGCTTGATCTTTGTCAGTCAAATACTTTGCAAGCTTGCCATCAAGCATGGTCTTTGCCTTTTCGAAGTCCTTATGCTTGATAGCAATACGAATATCCAGAAGCTGCTTAAAGCGATCGGTATAAATACCAAAGCCATTCTCTGCAATGATCGAAGAAGGATGCATGCTAGCAACGTCATAAGTCACGACATGGTAGTAAATCCCAGGATTGGCATACACTCTTCCACCTTCACCAATCTCTTCATCAACGACAACGGTTCTATTGTCTCCGGTCCACCTGATGTACCGATCCTTGTAAATATCTTGGTAGTGCTGAATCTCGGTCTTTGAATTGTAGATAAGAGGAATCTCATGCCGATAATAGCTCTTGCCATTTGCAAACCGATACCCAGGAAACTTTGCGGCCAGATCAGGATAGATAAACTGGCGCTGAGGATTTGGATCATCGCCAAATATAATTTTGGTTGTAAGGCTGTTTGTTGTATCGTTGACTGTCATTCCAGCAATGTCTGCAAGAATCTCTCTAGCCTTGAAATCACCAGCAAGCTTATTAAAGACTGCTTCAGTCGCTATAACGTCATTGTCGCAGTATTTCGCAACTTCGGCCCATCTCTCTTCAGGTACAGGCTGGTCCCAAGGAAGCCCAAGCTCTTGATGGTGGATCTTTAATTCAATTTCCCACTTCTTCAAACTCTGCTTCTTTGCGGCGAAGTCATACACATCTGTATAGGACAGATTGAATGCCTCACCGAACATGGCATTCTTGCTTCCTTCTATGATTCGCTGACTCAAACGATAGATCGCTGGAATATCATAGCCACGCAATCTGGCATAAAGAATGTGGTTGTCGTATCTTCTGCAGTTGAACCCCACCAGCTTCTTGTGAAGCAACTCGTTTATTTCGGATCTGGTAGGATTTATCATGCGGACAATACCTTTACCTTCTCCGGCTTCTTTCCAGTTGACAAGAAGAAGATTCGGGAATACTTCGCAATCAAAAAAGACCAACGTTTCGTCCACGTTTTGTGGCATTGGTCTAGTTTCAGTCAGTTGCTTTGAACGCAGAATATAATCCTTACTCTCAGATGCCTCTATTTGCCCGTTTTTTGGCCCTGTGAGCGTTTCTGGCTCTTTAGTCGATGAATTATCCACCGAAGAGCTGGAGGCCGTTACAGCGCGATTTATAGGGGTTTCCGACGATTCAAAGTTTTTGCTGCAATAATGTAAGTCCATTTCCATCTTCATACAGGTTTCTTTCTGATGTGAACTCTTTGCAGCGAATGCCCTGATGGCAGGACGCATGTCGCGAATATCATACGAGATACCGGACTCATATGCGTCATCAAGCGTCTTCTTAATCAAACTCATGGCTGGCGCTGTATACGGCTGGGCAATATCTTTTCGCAAACATTTGGATACGATGTTTATGAGGTGCTGTTCATTCTTTACTGTTTCGAAATCGATCACCTTATTACCGCCACCCTCTTTCTTGGGGAGTCCGCTTCCATCAATGGTTGCGACTGGGATGTTGTTACACAGAGAAAGACGCCTTCTGACACTCTGCTTTCCAGTGTAGACCTTGATCTCAATATCATTAGCATAAAGCCTTTCGAGTTCTGTTGGATCTCCATTGTAAATATAATGGAGATGAATTCCTTTTCCGCCTTGACTGTACTCAGCATAGGTCTTCGGCCATTTGTCAGCTGCTTCAAGATTCAGAAGAGCGTCTTTTTCACCTTTTTCGTTCTTCAAATCGAAGTCTATAACAATATGATTGAGCGGAACTCGAACGAAATGCAATTCATGAGTATCGAGGTCTTTAAGAGTAGTCTTACAATCGTCCCAACTTACTCTAGGTTTGCTTCCACCTTCCGGTTTAAGCTGACCGTACTGGGCCATACAGTCCTTGAGCATCTCGTCAAGAAGACTTTCAGTCTTATCAAGAACTAAACCGAAAGTTGGATCATCATGCGGAATATCTTTTTTGCCACGGAACCCATCTTTGAACTTTTTGGAGTTCAGATGAGTATACCATCCACGATAGGTTTCTTTGCCGATCTTTTTGTATTCGTCGAACTGCACAAAATATGATTTTAGTTCCTCTTTGAAGACATAGCGCTTCATGTAGTTCTGCATTCCAGTCTCATCACAGTACTTTTCCCACAGACTGAAAGCCTCGCCCAAGAATATCCCGTCTTCTTTGTCCAGTTCGTCATACTTGTCAAGAATGAAGTTGTAGAGTCCGTTGGTCTTTTCGACCATACTAAGTGGTTTATAGCCGTTGTAATAGTTCTTACCCAGATTCAAATATACTTCTCGGCAATGCCAAGCAATTCCACTAAGTTCAAATCCAATCTGACTCATGAGTCTATCGTATTCTTTCTTAGGAAGTGTATTACCGGTAGGACTGACATCAATCAATCTTCTGAGAATACCGCTTTTGGAATCTGTAATCTGAACTGGTTTATTCGAGGCCATGAACAGAAAGCACTTTGGAGTGAAATTATAACTCTGCTTGCGCTTTTCATTCATGACGATTGTCTCGTGGCTTATGAGACTGTTTAATTTTGTGTTGTCGTCAATTCTCGAAAGGTCGCCATCGGTCTGAAGTGCGATTAACGGATTACTTCTGAACTGCTCAAATGCAAAAGCATTGCTGTTGCTACTCAGTGACTTAGCATCGAACATTTCGTAATATCCAGGGAACAGCATTTGAATGATCTTAATGATCGTACCTTTACCTGCTCCTGGATCGCCATACAGAACTACGAACTTCTGAATATCTTTGCTGTCTCCAGTGACAATCGCTCCGATAGCCCATTCGAGCTTTTGTTTCTCTTCTGGAGAATACAAAGTTCCAACAAGTTCGTCCCAAGCTTCGTAACTGCCTTCTTTGAGTTCGTACGGCAAGCACTTAGAAATATAATCACTCTGCTTAACCGCTTGCTTGGCGAAACACAGCTTGTCATCCAGTTGGTGATAGTGATCGGGAAGGCTGCTTATGTAACTCTTATACTCGATCCAGGATTTGCTTCGGAACTTGACCATGTACCGAACATTCACAGAAACCAACTTGTCGTCAAAGACATGTTGACCTTCTTTTTTGGCTAATTCAGTATCAATATAATTTTTCAGTTCTTCATCGACGATTTCTTGAATCTTGAATTCGTCTTGCGTCCATAATCCTGTTTCTTTATCAACAACAGCATAGAACTTTCCGCCACGAATCATGAGGTCTTTACTGGGCTTCGCTTTGAAGTCTGGGTAGACGTCAATGAACTCATGTTTGTTCTTCAAATATTTGCTATAAGTCACTTCAAAAAAATCAAGTTTCATCCATGATCAAATCCTCCTTTCCAGCAACGTTTTTTATGGTAATTTTTACATGGTCACAAAATTCACACAATCTCAGTTAATTTCTAAAATATTAATTTTTTGATTTTCAGAAATTAACTTAAAAAAATGTGACTTTTGTGACCAAACCCGCAAACCCTTGGGCCCCAACGGTTACAGCGGTCACAAAATGGTCACAAAATTGCAAAAGTCACAAAATAATTTTGTGACCGGCCATTTTTGGGCCTCTAAAAAACGTCAAATTTTGTGACCTTTCAAAATTTTGTGACCAATTTTGTGACCAGAAATATCACTTTTCGTCCGTAATCTTCGCCATCTTAAAGCTGCCTTTCGACAGCTTTCAAACCACTTTTCAACCCAAAAGAAAAAGTGACAGAGCATGCTTTTCGCACACTCCATCACTTTAAAATATAATGCGTGGGCATAGGCTTTTCGACTCAAATCGTAAGCTCTATGTCGCTGTTTTCATTAAGCCACGCATGCATTTGATACCAGATTTCAACATTACGTTGGTCTTCTGTAGAATGCCTCAGAGGGAACAAACCCCCTTTACCATTGGCATCGTATTGGCGGTTAATGACTCTACACACTGCATCATCAACAAAGAAATCCCCATTCAATCGGTCCCAATTATCATCTGTCAGTTTGTCCAACCTAAGATTCTTAATCAGGACCCAAAAATAATAGGCTGTGCGATGTTCGGCTACATTACCATACATTTGAAAACTCATCTTCTTGGCAATTGCAACAAGAAGCTCTAACATCGTGCATCTACCACGATTCGTTGAAGAGCCAAGTTCGCCATATCTCTGCATAAACTCAACGCGCAAGCTTATGCCATCCATGGCTCGATTGCCGTCTGTGATAAGTTTTGCTCGGAACTCCATCGAATGAAGAGCCTGAGCCAACCGAATATAATTGCAGTTATTAGTAGTCATGCACAGCCAATCGAAATAAGGATCCTTTGCGCCGCGCATACTAGTGTTTAGTCACCTCCGTTAGTAATTTCAGAGAAACTTGTGTGATACCGAATGATCTCAAAGTCTGAATTGATCTGTTCATAACGAACAAACCGAATATCAGGATCTTCGTCAGGATCATTCTTCAAGAATAGCTTCGTTGGATCAAGTCCAACATGGCTCTCAATATCAGCAATCACCTCCTCATCTTGGTCCAAGAACGTATTATCGCCTTGGTACCAGAACACAGTCATTTTATCATACTCTGGACGTTCGTTGTAGTATTCTGAGAAAGATATAACATGCGGAGGCGTCACCTGGCCAGGTTCAACTTCCTCTGATTCAAGCATTTCAAGGAATTCATCGTCAAATCCCTCTTCCATGTCTGAATTATCTTCTATCGGCAATTCGTTCGCATTGTCCTCGTCTGAGTATTTACGAGTCGCCTCCCACACCGACGAATACTTCTCTTTTGCCTCCTTATCAGCACGTACGTAACTGATCTTGTTCTGAAGAGCGAGTTTCACCTTATCCGGATCGTCAAGAATATCATCCGTGAGCTTTTCGTTGACTTTGTCGATCTTCTTCTGATCGTCAGAAGTCTCTTCAATAGTATTCTGCATACTATCCCGAATGCTGTTTTCGATCTCTGCCATTTCTTCTTCAGAGATCTCTTCAAATTCGGTTTCTACAAGTTTCTTGTGGCAAAAAAATCCGGAGCCGAAACCGGCCCCGAATCCAATTACCACCCCGATTAATATCTTAATCCAGGGTCTCATTGTTGTTATTCTCCCTTCTTAGGATCGAAATCCACGACGTTATCTCCGTCCGTATCCGTCCCAGCATAAATATCCTCTTCAGATGCCTCTGTTTGCCCTTCTTTTGCCTCTTCCTGCGTCTCTACGGGCTTCTTAAGGTTATCCATTGCCTTTTCTGTAACGGCCTTAGCGGCGCTTACAATGGCCTTAGCGAGGGCCTCAGAATTCTCGGACTTGGTACTATTATTGGCACTATTATCCTTGCCCGAAGGATCCTTTACGATTTCGTAGTCGGCTCCGATCGGCCTGGTTGTAATAGAATATCCAGGAGCAATAGGATCCTCTTTTGGAGAGTTACCGACAGACTTGCTCCAGCACTTGTAGTAAGCCCTCCACTTGCTGGATTCAGAGGCACGCTGAGAAACCTTGTCGACAATGTTCAGTGCTTTGTTCGCAAGAATCCAACCACCAACACCAGCAAGAACAAGTCCTCCTACTTTAAAAGCGAACATATCACTTTACCTCCTTAATAGACTTCTTACCCTTGACAAGACTATTGCCGTGCTTATCGTAACGGTTTGAATGGTAAATGTTGCCATCACAATTGAAGTTCAAGACAACACAATTGTCCTGCATATCAATTACGCCTTTATTAATGGCCCTCATGATACCATAATCAATGTGACCATCGCCGTCACCATTCGGACGCCAACCAGCAATGAGAATATAATCGTTCCTAGGATCGTCCGGATCCAGATCGATGCCCAGATCCTCAAGAACCATACTCAACGTTACAGGCTTACCTGTGGACTGCATCCAAACGTTCCAGTACTTTTCCTGGCTCTTAAGGAAGCTGATGATGTTAACAGGATCCTTCGGACACCTATGCGAGGTCTCTGGCGAGAATATAAATGTATACATCGACGCGGCTTTGTCTTTATCGACAACCGGTACGAGACATTTAACCTCCTTTTCGTTACCTTCATCGTCCGTAATCTTTTCAGTCACTTCATTAGTTTCCTCAATGCCATAGCGGTAGCGCCTGTCGCACTCCTCTCCGTGCTCCGCTATGTTCATCTGACGGTACCTGTCAAATGTCTGCTGCAACGCGGCAAACGCTGCGGACACTTCACCAAACCGTTTGAACAATATCATGTGACCACCAATGATGAAACAGATGCCGCCTGCGAAAAGAATGCAAGGAATACCCATCAGGCAGAACATTCTGTAGATCGCCTTGACCTTGGCCTTCTTAAGATCCTTGCAAAGCTTGCTAATCTGCTCCTTATTACCTTCTTCCTCAGCCAGCTTCAGCTGTTCCTGAATATCATCGACTTCTGCCTGAGATTCAGACATTACTTCGTCGATCTTACGAGCGTTGTGGATCGCCCATATGAATGATCCGACGACAATAATCGCCCCTCCTACAACAAGAATTTGGGGCTTTGTCTTTCTAAGTACAAATATCACTTTGTTGCCACCGTGCTGCAAGACTTTCGGCACGATCCGTAGAGCTGTTAGTACGCCCATAGTTTGCCCTCCTAGAATATAATTACGAGATCATGTGTGCTGGCGGAAGATCGATCATCCACGGATACTTTGTATTTGCGATGTGAACGACCTTTACATTTGCCAACTCTTCTTTAGTCCAACCATATGCATCCCAAGTGTAGTCAATCCGCATCTTTCTCATCATATATAATGTATGAACACTCAATGTCGGATAGTCATATGACTGCATAAGTCCAAGGAACTTCAACGCATCAGACCTTTGAGTGAAGCACGGGTTCGTGAATTCATCATCAGCCTTGTTTTCTTCCTGAATATCATTGGACTTGCGAGTAGTCATGGCGGTAGTCGAGCTGTTTGACTTGTAAATCTTCGAATAGCTTACATTATTGCTACCATTTGACGGACTAGCGTTGCCCTTGTAGACGAACGCATCAATACTCGACACAACACTGTTCCTGAAATTATCAACCATTCCAGGAACAAGCTGGTTCTCAACCACGTCCATCAAGATTTCACTTGGTTTGCGGTCACTGAGAAACATCTTTCTCAGCCAAAGTACAAAACTTGACTTCTTTTTCCTCTTGACACTGGCCATGTCACCTTCGAACACCGGAATATCAGGACGATCGTCTTGCTTCTCGGCATTCTTGTGGCTGTTGTCTGGAAATTCGTCATTCAGATCATACTGCGACACAAGGTTTCACCTCTTTTTTCTTGTTCTTTCTGAATGTATTGCGCGCTTCGATAATAGCATCAGTAATCGCATCAACGGTTTCATTGAAATACTTCTCAGCAACGTCGCCGGCTTTGCAACTGAGAGTAAATATCCCAACTTTCATTGACAGTTTTACCAATCCTTTGGCGCTGTGAATCGGAACTCTGAAGGCTGCATAGACTGCAGCAGCGGTCCCCAAGGATATCACGGTACCTGTGACAAACTTGAGAACCGAGCCAGTAGTAATCTTTTCAGGCAAATCCATGCACTTATACTCCTTTCACGCAAAAAATAAAGGAGCAAGCTTTTGCTGTTATCTTACTCCTTTATGGAAATGGAACTAATGTTCGTTTTGGTCAATTTACCATTGAAATATCATGCGGATTCAGTTTCGTCCGAATCGTCAGTATCATCGTCGTCATTGTTCTTGCTAGCCCTACCAAGGAAGAACGACGCGACATTAGTCGCAACAACGCCGAGAGCAAGAAGGCCCCTTACTACCCACTTTCGTACGGTTCCTTTTTCCTCAACCTGCACAACGTTGTTCGCATCGTCCTTAATCTGGGACAGTTTGTCAGCAGTTTCCTGAGTCTGAATATTGTTATTCTGATTAGTCTGAGTCTTAGTCATAATAAATTCTCCTTTCTTATTTGAACAACAAACATTAGTTCCATTTATGACAGTGTTTTTTGCGCGAAAAAGAAAAGAAGGCTGCATGTTGCAGCCAACTTTGTTAGTCCTTGAATATAAGTTTTGTGATGAATTTGCACAGAGTCTTGATACCGTCGATTACTGAATCTACTCCAAGATAGATAAGCAGTATTAGTATCAATATAAAGCTAAACATTCCCACAAACTCCTTTCCTAAGTTCTCATTTATGGAAATGTTTTTTATGCGCTTTGTTCGGAGCCCTCATTCAGGTCTGTAACATTGAGAAGATTTGCTGTTTCCTTATACATTGAGAACAGTTTGCAGATCTTAACCCACTTCTGTTGAGTGTTGCGAGTTACGTTCAATATAATTCTTTCGGCTTCCGGATCACCAACCATCGGCTCGACGTCACCATACTTCTGCTTAACCCTCAAACCGATCAGCTGCTCCATCTCATGAAGAATATCTTTGATCAATTGACGACGGACTTCCCATTTGTCTTCACCGTTACCGATCCGCTTACGTCCGTACTCTTCGAAATACTGTTCGGCACTTTTAACAGGTACAAACATTAGTTACTCTCCTTAACTTTTTTCTTTTCTCTACCAAAAGTCTGAATAAGATGGTCAATACACAGTTTAGTCTCATTATCGTGAGCCGACGGCGGATTGCTTGCATCCCAGCCTTTGTTATACTTGGCTACCTCTTTGCCGTCCTTCATGATAGTAAGTTCAAATATCCTACTACCGCGAATGCCAAATGCGCTTTCTCCTTTACTCCTACGCAATATCCAGGACATTTGGTGCCCATTAATGACCACGGAGCCTTTCTCTTCCGGGTAGTTACGCATCGCTACTATTCCTTTCTTTGTTATTCCAGAATATAAATTCGTACAATTTGTCGGAGCACTCACCGCATAGATCAATGTTAGTAGATGGGTGACCGATTGTCATCATGTCACTTTCCGTTACTCTTAACAAACTATGCATATGTTTTTCGACATTCTCTATTTCCTTTCCGCATCTGTCACATTTTGTCACCTTCATGCGTTACCTCCTCTTTCTTACCAAAAATAAAGTCGCGTACTTCTTTTTGGCAGTCTTCGCACAAATCGACTTCTTCCCCAATCACTGTGATTTTCAATTTTGGATACACGTACATACACGATCCTTGATAGGGATAGGCGTTATTAACATCGTAAATATCTTTTCCGCATCGATCACATTTTGTGACAGTCATGTGAGGCTCCTTTCAAATATAAATCAGATCTCTCGGGGTTCGGGTTCAAACCAGATCGTACCGACAGCTCGATCCTTTCCACAGACATCCATACGCCGTGATGAAACACGGAATTTTGGTCCTTTAAGACCAAGTTTCTTCAACTCTTCGGCCCTCCAGACCAATCTACGTCCGGCATCACAAGTTCTGGCACCGAGTCTTTCTAGAGGAGTATTCATGAGAAGAATGGTATCGCCATGATCGTCCCAGTCATTACCATCAGCCAGGTCATTCTGAGTCTTAAGTTCGGCCAGTTCAATGCGGTTTGTGTCGCTATAGATCCACTGTCCGACATCCTCGATGAAGAACAGCTCTTCTCCATTACCGGTTGCGATAATATCTTTTTCACTATTTGGCTTATTGTCTTCTGCTTTCTGTGAATGAATATCATCGATCACAGCAGCAGCCTTCTTAGGTCCAAGAGACTCGGTAAATTTCTCTTCAATGCGCTTAGCTGATTCAACAGAACTTGTGTAAGCGCTTGCCATAATGGCCAACCTCTTTGCATTGATCTTGCCATTGCAAAGAATCGCCGTAGTTGTGATGATTACCATGCCAATCGTTGGAATGAAACACTTCCAAACTGTCTTAACAATCTCTTTTGTTCCGACAGGCTTCACTTCTTCATAGAGTTTGACAGCTTTGATTGTCCCTTTAATCGCAACCACAGTTGTCGCTATGACGCCAGCAGCGCTTACGAAGGTCAGAATCAGATTGCTGTTCTTAGATACAATTTTGAGACCTGTTTTTGTGATTCGCACGACTGGCTTCAACGAAAAGCTCATTTGCAATTACCTCTTCTTACTCTTTTTGTGCTTCTTGTAATTGATCCGTTCGTTCACTACGAGGTCATAAATATCATCGTAGTCGTCTGTTAAGTCTTGTCCTTCTCCTGTGCCTGATTCTGGCTCTGCATAGTCTTCAAACTCTCCATAAACTTCTGGAACAGAGACGACAGCATCGATTTGATCTTGTACTGGCCGTACGCATTCCCCGCTGAGAACCCGATTATCGCACACAGGATCATCATCAGAACTGAATTGATCGTAATCATCGTGTTCATCGTTCATTACCTTCCATTTCCATTCGCGAAATTCAATGTCAGCTTCTCTATATGAATCACGGATAGCCTGAATATCTTTTTCATAACGTTCATGAAGATCATTCAGCCATCTTTTCAATCCGAGGCACATTCTTCTTTCTCCTCTTTAAGACTTTGCGCTTTGAGGTATTTATTACACACATCAGTGGTCACGTAAGTCCACTGAATGATGAACTCCAATTCATCAAGAATCTCATCAAGACGACGTAGATGGCTGTTGAGTAATGCTTGCTCTGCCGCTGTGGATCCATTATTCATTGCAACGTTAATAGCTTCAATCATGGCTTTCCTTTTAGCCATAAAGTCTGCATAAATTTCTTTGTAAGTCATAAAATATCAATCCTTTCAATTGCTGATAAAAAGAGACCGGGTAAGCATTACGCTTACTCGATCTCCAGTAGTGCGACGAGAGCTTTTCTGGCGGCTTCATCCATCTTTTTGCCAAATATCTTTTTGATCATCGGGTTCACTGTCAAATCTGTAATAGAGTCCAATTCAATCGGTATGCGAATAGGAAACTTTTTGCCGCTAAGAACCATTCTCAATTTCTCAATTGAAATATCATTCAATACGTCAGCCTTTTCTTTCGCCTCCTTTATGAGTTCTACCAAAGAGTCAACATCGCCAAATTCCAAATAGATCTGTCCCATTATTTGTCACCTCCTTTCTCGTCATCATTAACCATGTTGCTTGCGCGATCTTCGGTCCAAGGAATATCTTTGAAGAACGCAGACATGGCATACCTAAACCGTTCGTACTCTGTGTTGTCTTTAAGCACAATATGATTCTCATATCCGGTTGGGTGAAGATCAGCCTCTTCATTGCAAAAGCGAGTGATCTCCTCTTCAGATATCTTTATGAGACCAATACCGGCCATTGATGAAAGAAATGCCCTTTGCTTGAATCTCTCATTCGGTCCAAGTCGAACTGTAACTATGTGTTCCATTATTTAACCTCCTTTAAGATGAAAATATCATAATATTGTTCTTGAATCTCGTACTTTTCGACAAACTTGAAATATGGAACATTTTTATCGATGGTTGCTATCTTTTGTTCACCATGTACTGTAGCTACAAACATTCCGATTAATAACATGCCAACAGCTAAAAAAGTCGTTCCGATATACATGAGTGTGCCATCGCATTTGTCGTCAATGTAGCATTTTGTAAGTGCTCCAAATCCAAATACCGCAAAAGTAACAACAACAATCCAGGCGATTACCGGCATCTCTTTTGCTGGAATCGTCGCTAAGATAGTTACTCCGTCCAAAAATATCACCTCTCGTACTTTTCGATCATTTCCTTGAGGAAGCTTTCGCAATCTTCAACGTTGGTCACCATTTCGTCAGCAGTGTCAAGCATCGTTTGTATGAGAGTCATAGCGCGGACGTCGGATTCGGAGTCTTCATGCTTCACGGCTTCATCAATGAGAGTCTGAAGATATAAGTTACAGCTACTAAGTTTTTCATAGATGTCAGAAAAGTCGAACATTCGCAATCCTCCTAAAAGAAAAACTGAGAGAAGATGTTTATTCTAGGCTTCGAACCTAGGTTTTCTGAATTCTCTCAGCTGTTCTTAAGTCGAATGACTTCTCCATTAAACTATTAAGACGGATAGTTTTAAAAACTGATCTTGCCGGAGCTCACAGCCCTCCGTCGGGTTTATGCACTCCCATAAATATCTTCTCTCATTTATTGGAATGTTCTTGACGCGGTTCGGGTTTTGGTCCAGGAGTTGTGTCGTTCTTCGGAATTTTGACAATAGCGCTGATTCTGGTCGTGCCATCAGAGTTCCAATGATAATTCAGAACCACATTGTCACTGTGAACCTTGAAATGTTCACCAATAATACGCTTAATAGCAGTAGCTTCGAGTGTCAGAATACGTTCGTTAGCCATTTTTAATCAATTCTCCTTACTATAATATCAGTCTCTTCAAGCAATTGCTTGCTGAATTCATCTGGATAGCCGTTTTTGTATACGATTCTTTTAATTCCGCTGTTGATGATGATCCTTGTGCACATCGAACAGGGCATATGTGTACAATATAATGTTGCTCCTTCGATGGAAACTCCTAATTTTGCAGCCTGAATGATGGCATTTTGCTCTGCATGGACGGCATAACAGCGTTCTGCTTGCGTTCCACTAGGAATTTTAAGCCTTTCGCGCATGCATCCGCCTCTTTCAGAACAAGTTTTGAGGCCGGAAGGAGCTCCGTTGTATCCTGTAGTTAATATCCGTCGGTCTTTTACGATGATACATCCGACTTTTCGTCCCGGTCTCAAGCAACTAGACCATTCTGCAACTTGAAAAGCCAGATTTATGAAGCGATTGTCCCACCTTTCGGAAATATAATCTTCATTAAGCCACTCATTCAACTATGAAATCCTCCTCGTTCAGATGAATGTTGCCGCGTCTGTCGAATTTGACACCAGTTTCAGGATTCTCTTCAATTACGCCATTATTGAATCCGTCAAGAAGTTGAACCACTTTGTCGATAGCCGCATTTAATATAATTCCTCCAGCAGCAACTAAAGCCAACTTTTTAACAACATTCTTGAGACCTGCTCCTGGATCATTCCTCTTTGCCATTTCTAACACTCCTGCTATCCTTATTAATGTCGTGGACAATATCATTTGGATGATTACAGAAAGGACAGATACTTTCATTAGAGCCATCAAACGGTTTATTGAAAAAGACCTGATACATATGCATGTAGGTTTTTCCGCAAGTCTTGCAAGTAATATCAATGCGATAAGTCGGCTTGTCGTACATGAAAGTTATACCTCCAAATCCTCTATGCTCAATTGTACAGATGAAATATCATCCGGAGCTTTCTTTTTGTGTAATTCGTGCATACAGCTATGAAGTAATGCTCCGATTCGCTTGTTTTCTTTAATAAGATCGTTCAGGACAGTTAGGCACGTATCTGCATTTATGGCATCAAGTGTGTCTTTTTCAGCAATTTTACTGTTTAACCAAGTTAGACATCGTTCCATAGTCTTCTGATTGGGCATAAATATCATCCTTTGGCACAAATGAAAGAAAGGGAGAGCAAGTTAATCGTTCTTACTCTCCCTGACTGGTGAGGATCAGGCTTTTTGTCTAGAATATCTTTTAGAATTTCACAGGGAACAGCTTCATTACGAACTGCGCAAGCTTCATTGCCTTTGGATTCTCGTGATCCAGGCTGATTCCGAAGAATGCCAATCCTCCAACACTGGCGATCGTCAAAAGATCCTTTGGTGGAATATAGAATTTACTATCTTTATACTTCTTCAGTACGTCAAGCTGGGCTTTCCACTGATTCTGCAGAGTATCATACGTCTGCTGCAATTCAGCCAAATGCACCTTAAGCCGGTTGTACTTCATAAGTCCTTCGTTAGTATCCCGATCCACCTCAGACATCTGTTTGATTGTCTTGTTGATCTCAGAATTGACCCATTCGGTATTTTCCTTGATACGAGTAATGTTTTCCTGAATATCTTTCGCTGTAACTTTCTTCTTTCGGTTGCTCCTTTTGATAAGCTCTAACATTTCAAAACAACTCCTTTCTTAGAGCCATCTCCTCGTTTAATGAGATGTTTTTTAAGCGCGCATGAATTTCACATTCATAAGTTTGCAAATATCTTCAAATGAATTCTTGACTTTAAGTACGGAGTTGTCTGATAAAAGGACTGCGCATTTAGTATCGTCTTTTCCTTGTATTGGAGAGATTCTGATGATATAATCGCTATTCACCATAACAGGATGGCTAGTTACAGACTCCGTAAATACGATCATCATCATAGATCTTCTTCCTCTTCCATCGGAATGTTCTCACTTGTAATTATCCAGCTTTCCGGTAAAGTTGTAACCCAGTTACGAAGCTCCATCCATTCTTTGAGTTTATGACCTTTGCGCTGGAAGTACATCGAACGAAGAGCGGCATAACTCATCATGACAGTCCTACGTTGAATGAAACTTTCAGGCATATCAGAAATGATTTTCTTCCAGGCAGTCATGCGAGCTTCTTTGTCATCACGATTGCTATTGTAAATATCAATTTGGTTGTTAATCCTCGGAAGAACGTCGATCAGGAAATGCAGCTTGTCTTCCTCATCTGAATATGCAAAATCATCCTCGGTCAGATTTCGCTTTGCAATTGTGTGCATAGTCGAGCAGCTTTCTTTTTCGACACCCATGCGGTACGTGTCAAACTGTTTCCACCAATATAATGGCATCCACATTTCAGCCCATACAATGATCATTCTCATGTGCTTGCAGTGCTCAGTTCCAGCCATAGCTAACTTATTTGATAGCGCAGCGTCAATCGGGCCAATCTTTCCATGATGAGTGTCCGACTCCTTCCAAGAGTCATAAGGATTCCTCATAGCATGAAAACTGGGGCCAATACCTGCAACTTCAAGTGTCTTAATCATGAATATCAATCCTTTCTAGTTTTTGTAAAAAAGAAAGAGACGAGGTTTTAATTCGTCTCTTTACTTACCTGTTACTCTTGTTTAGAAGCTGCATCTACCTTGTCTTCTTTTTTATTAAACTTTGCATATGTGTCATAATGCGAGTGATAAATCGTAGGGCGTTTTTCGATCCTAAAATACTGACAGAACATGAATCCGCAAGCGAAACCGAAGACTGTAAATATCAGTAGAACGATAGCTGTAAGAAAACTCCAAAACATTTTTCTTCACTCCAAATACATATCAAAGAATCTTTCCATGATGAATTGAATGATGTTTTTTGCTTCGAAAATAGGCAGCAAGGACATGTTTAGTTGAGCTATTTTTTCTTTTCTACCATCAAGTAGTACGCCGATCGTCAAGATAGAGTCATAAGTACTGACTAAGAACACATCTTTACTGTCCGGGGCCGTCAAGTTAAGTTCAAGAGCCTTGATTCCGTGCCCGTCATTAAAAGCTGTATCAATCAGTTCACAAATATCAGTGCAGGCTTCACTGATCCATTCATTCCGTGTCATAATGTCAGTTGTCCTTTTTAATAATCATCGACTGCGAATATAATGAATAGGGCCTATAAGGACTAGGAGTCTCACAAGGCATCCATGCAATAGGAAGACGACCAAAGCCGAACAAGCTGTAACTTTCGTCATCAAGTGAGATCCATTCTTCCATGGCACGGTCATATCTGAACTGTTCACACCAATTTTCTTCTGGAGTCACACCAAGAAAAGAGAACCATACCACTTTATCCTCTTCATTAAGCGGCATTTCTTCGGCACACAATTTCCAAATATTCATGTTAATAGCCTCCTTCTTAATAGTTAACTTTCAATCCTTTCAAGAATTTCATAGTGGAAACGACCCTTACCAGAGTTTCTCCACTGACCGAATCCTCTCAGAACGCCATAATTGAGAGCCTCAATCACAGCCTTTTCATGAGAATCGAGAAGCATGCGAATTTCGAATATCATACTACTTCCTTCAGGAACAGTCTCAGAGCTGGCCAATGCAACGCGTTCACCTTGCATGGTCTGTGCCCTCAAAGGACGCTGGCATACACCGATTTCGGTGCCTTCAGGAAGAATGATCGGAATCTTTCTAGGCATTACGAATATAAGTCCGTCAATTTCCTTCTTGTATGCCTTGATTTTTCCGCATTCAGACTTTGGAACCTTCTTAAGGGATCCGAATGCGTCTTTCAAATATCCTTTCCACTGATAATCCCAGACGAAAGGCTTACCATTCGGATCCTTGGGGAACACAGTCATTGACTTTTCAATAGCAGCTTCAACACCGATTGACTCAATTTCTTCTTCACGAGACTGAGCATCTGGAGCATTGGACGAAATATAAGTGTCGTGAATGTTGGGGTCATTGCTAGCAGTTCCGAGTACTTCTTCGTCGAAAGAAACCTTGATCTTAAGAGTTACCATAAAATATCCATCCTTTCAATTTTTGTTGTTACGAGCTGTTACCGTTCTCAGCGCAACTTTGCCATTCCGTAGCCTTACCAAGCTAATCAGCGCTTTTCCATTACCTAGCATCGCGCTACTTCTCTTATCCCTCGCGTCTCTTCGCTATTCCGTTGCTCCACAGAGCTACTCCTTTCCGTGGCCTTGCCGCTCGCTGCTTCTCTAATCCATAGCTGTGCTTTGAGTTTCATCGCCATTCCGTTGCTATGCTAATCACTTCGATGCTTCTCTTATCCATAGCGTTACTCAGCGTTTCTTGGCCTTTCCGTTGCTGCACTTTTCCAGGCTTTTCCGTTGCTATGCTATTCTTCGCGCTTCCGTTGCTTCACAGAGCTCCTCTTTTCCATAGCCATTCCGCAGCCTTGCTTCTCGTTGCTTCTCGTATCCATAGCTGCGCTTTGCATCTCTTCGCAATTCCATTGCTATTCCACTCAACACTTTTCTTTGCTCTTCCGTTGCCCTGCCCTGCCTCGCTTTTCCATGGCCTTGCCGCAGCCGTGCTTCTCAGAGCCTTTCCACTGCATCGCTAATCCGCTGCTTTCCAGCGCGTTGCGTAGAGGTTCTTAGCCATTCCATTACCCTGCATATCTAAGCTTTTCCATGGCATCGCCAGACTGTGCTGTTCCGTCACATTTCATTATTACTCCTTTTTATGCAACTTTCTCGCTTCGCTCCCTCGATTGCCCAACCCAAATATACCTGAGCCTTCTCGAGATCCTCGACACCGCCTTTATACCTCCACCTGGAAATGTATTTAATAACGTTTCCGATGCAGTAGCCTGTATACTCCTCTGGTGTGAGTTTGTCGCGGATATAATGGATTACCTCGATAAGGCTGTTCGTGTAATGGCTAGGATGGTTTACAGCGTCGTTGGTTTTATTAGAATCCATAATTGTGTTCCTCTCTTTCTAAAATATAAAAGCCGGATTGTTTCTCTCTGGAAAACATTAATCCGGCTTAAATCGTGGCTACGGGGTAGGATTTTCCTACATACTGACATGGTTTTCTGTCAGCGTCCTTGTCTCCCGGTCTTTGGGTGGGAGCAGTTAAACGACCCGTTTAAATTACCTGTTTCTGCGTCTATGACGGACGTAGTTAGATTTTGGTTTAAAGAATTCTACAAATTCTTTTGTACAATCGTCACACAAATGCATCATGCCCTCGTCGAATACACCATTAAACAGCTGTTTCGGAGGATAGTTGTGAGTAGGGCCATGACGAGGCACAATAACAAAAGGCTCCCTAAGTTCGATCGATTCACCTTTTACCGTGTCAGATGTAAATATCTTTCCGCAACGATCGCATTTAAACAGCAGCGACATTCTTCAGTTCCTCCTTTTTGATTTGTTCGGGGAATGGCTTAGTCCTGTAAGAAAACTCAATTTTTGCGTTAAGGATCTTCTGTAAGGTGAAGACCGCTTCTCGCAAATATAGGCAGTCATGGATTACAAAGAAGTACTCAGGACACGGCTTGGCGAAATCTTCTTGAGCCATACGTTCCTCATCTGCGGGATCGAAGAAAGCCAAACGATACTTACGGATTACTCTGTAAAATATCCGTAAGTCGTCAAGCTCCATCGGAGTCGTACCTTTGACTTTGATTCGCAGGTACATCTTTTTGCGGTCGTAACTAGTCTGTGCCATAACAAGTGATCCCCTTTCAAAAAATATAAAGAGAACTGTTTTATCAATTCTCTTCATCTACAAGTATGTTTTTTACGCGATTTCCACAAACTTCTTCTTCTTTAATCGCACCCATCGTTTTGTATATATCGATCATCTCTTCTGGGGTTTTGTTTTTTGTATAATAATTCCAGAAATCATAGATAGCATTATACACGTTTGTGAACTGAAGCATATGCCACAAGGCTACTGGATGGCTATCTTTAACCTCATGGTATAGGGCTCCAACTAAACCGGAGGCTTTAACTAGTGACATTGTTGATCTTGGAAAATTTCCGAATTTTAACTCCATTTGATATAGATATCTAAGAGACTCCATAAAGAGGACTGAAGTATCGACAAGTGATTCGCAAATATGAATGCTAGATCCGCAAATCTTGCTATCTTTCTTTCTGTGGCCAGATAGTTCTCCAAGACCATCGACTTTAGAGCAATCAAATATAACTTTTGCATACACTCCATATGGATAGTAATTAAGGACGTCCAACGGAAACACACAAGCGTGAAAGCCAACCTGACACAGTTTTGGTGTTTTATCCATCGTATAATCCTTGCCAAGCTCATACCGGAATCCACGGCAGGACAAGTTTGGATCAAAACCTTTGTACGCTGTAATAATCATTGGGCATGCTCCTTTCAAAAATAAAAGCGAACCATGTCTTTCCAACACGGTTCGCCGTTACTGAGGATCAATCTATTTTTACATCCATTTCCAGCGGATCAATGTTTTCTTCGCTCTCGGCTCTCATCTTTTCAACACGCTGATTAGTTTCGTCAATACTTTCCCGAATCGCACTTACTCGTTTAGTCATCTGATTACGCGATGACTTTTTCTTGTAAGTTCGGAATCCAAAAAGTCCCAACAATCCCATAACGATTGCAGCAATAAGTCCACCAATGAGTTTCTTCATTTTTCCCATTCTCCTTTGTGAAATATTGTAGGATTTCTCCTCATTAGTAGACATGTTTTGTGCGCGAAAAAATACGAAGCACGAGTAAATCACTCGCACTTCGTAATTGGTCACGTTTCGATCTGTTTAATAGTTACATACATCTTCCAATTTGGGTTCTTCTTGAAGCATACTCCATAATGCGGAATGCCATCATCGTGGAATATCCAGCTCTTGAGTTTTCCGAATGGAAAGCCAACATCTACAGCATCCGCAATCTGCATATACCATTTCGTTTCCCAGTCCTCATATGTAGCATCAGGTGAAATCCCCATGGTTTTAGCCATTTGCTCACTCAGTTCCTTGCTAAAGGTCTTAGCAAACTCATAGCTATCCCAAATATCTCTCACCTTATCCAAAATACTGTTGGACATGGACGCGAACTGGTTATACATTGTTACGAACTGTGAATGCAGACTCTCCAATTCTCTCTCAGAAACATCTACTCCTCCAGCAAATCCGATTTCATGAAATACGCACTCGAATCTCAAATCTTCCATAACCGTTCCTCCTATGTTATTGTAGAACTTACGTTCCCATTAACATAGGTGTTTTTTACGCGTCATCTGGTATGCCATAATGTTTCATACATGCTTTCCATCCACAATTATAGGCGTCCACGTAACGTTTTTCGTCCGCTGTAATAGCCTGAATAAGCTTTTCTTTGTCAATATCAACGCCAACTTGTGCAACTCTCTGCATGATGTAACCGTCTAATTGTTCTTTAATGCTTCTTGAAAGCTCTTTATCATAGCTCGTGATAGGGGAGTCGTAATACCAATTGTCATTTTCCATCATAATTTCTCCCATAAACAGCCACCTCAATCGCTCCATTCTCGTTTACAATATAATAGGGAGTCATACTAAGTCTGTAGAGGTCGTCGGTTACAATGTAACATACTTTAGTCTCAGGTTCATAAGCGATAAAGCTGACGCCGTCCCCATATGTTTTTCTTTCCTTTAGAATCATTAGACCATAATAGATCTCTCTTTCATTGCCAAGGTCATCGACGGCTGTCGACCGGCATCCACAGAATATCAGTAAACATAGAATCATTATCATGAGTAAAGCAATGCGTTTATACATCAGACTCAACCTCCGGAATATCAATCCATCCAGTGACATCTAAAGGATCGAAATCGTTCGTAGCCGGGCAAAACCCAAATGGAGCATCGCAGTGGTATTTAGCCTTCATTGGCGTACCTTTGTTTTTAACTCGAACCAAGTAGAAATGGTGGTCTTTAAGCTTCTTATCACCGACCATTGGATCGTACTTGTGCCAGGTTCTTTTCTGCTCTTCACTCATTGCTGCACTGCCTTTCTGTAAGTTCTTTAAGAATATCTTCTGGGGTCCAGATTCCATCCAAGGTGTACTTAATCGTTTCAGTATTGGAATTTTTGAATGTGACGTATGTCTGCTTAGATTCCGCGTTGTACTCGACGCCAAGCAGATCAAAATATACAAAGCTCGGCTTTTGATGCATCTTTTTAGCGATCATTCTTGAGAGTTTCCTCTGAACTTTATCGCATTTTTCATCGGAAACACCGATGATCCGCATCGTGTCGATCATACCGTTCATCTCGTGATAAATATCATCGGCAGACATTCCTTGCCAGTTGGCGTTACTACAACGTCTGTCAACAAGAGATTCGATGCTCTCAAAAATATCTTTAGACTTCATAACGATAAAGTTCACCTCCTTTCTTTTCTAGATTCAATTAGTCTGATCCAATTTTCTTCATGAAAGCGTCACCAGAGCTGATCTTGCTTGGAAACTCCTCAATCTCTTCGTCGACGTAATCCTCCTCCAAGAAATGCGGATACACAACCATAAATATCTCTGTGATCCAGGGTTCGTCTTCACACTGTTTCAATGCGATGTCGATCCAAGAATATCCGTATGTGGTCTCACCGATGTACTGCTCCCAACCACGCTCCCATCCTTCGTCAATTGGATCTTGACCCAAGTACTCAAGGAATTTATTGAACGTCGCTGAACCCCTTTCATGGAACAGCCTGTTCAATTCATAAATGGCCGTCATGACATCAGCTCTAGTCGATTCGAACAGAATCGAGTGCCCTTGGAACACAATTCTGAATTGAGTTGGTTCTTCCCAAGGCTGCTTCTTGGATTCACAAATCTTCTTCTGCTCTACAGCCTTTTCTACGAATTTTGATGTCTCCTTGCCGACCAATTTCTCGGTCATTGTCTTGTATTCCTGGTAATCACGGATTTTAGATTCGGCTTTCTTAAGAGTCCTTTCATTAATAACTTCGGCTCCCGCAAGTGAACCAAGAGTCGCAACTCCAGCTGCGATCGTCGGAATATAAGCACCGACCTGAGCCTTAGCAGATTCAACAAATGTCAGCTGAGCATTCTCATCTCCTGTTTGTTCTCTTTTCTCTTGAAGGGCCTCCTCTTTACGCTTTTGAGCTTCTGGAGTATTCTTTGCTGCAAAATATGCAGTGACCAACATGCCAATTCCTGTTATAGCTATAAGAATCGTTTTAGGCTTGATCATTATCGTCATAGAATATTATTCCCCTCTTTTTGGTGGGTTTTACTTTTCCATATGCCTCAAGGTCACGAAGTATTCCATCCTTACCGATCTGCGAGAGAAACACGAGATAGTCGTCATAGTTCTCGAAGCCGAATACTGCTTTGTACGGCTTGTGCTGCCAAAGTGCTCTAAATATCATCCTCCTAACAATCTTGTCGGACAGTTTCTTGATCCTTTGCACAATACTTATTAGCCTGATAGCCTCTGAAATATCAATTACTGTAACAGATGCATACCAATTAGAATTCATTGTACTCCAACCCCTCTACTCCTTCCTTAGCCAGTTCAATCATGATCTCGACTTCTTCGATGATTTCCGGATCTTCTTCCATACAAATACCTCCGTAAAAAAAAAATAAAAAGAAGAATGACAATGTCGCAAGTCCGCACTTGCAATTATCGATAGAACGCGGGTCTATCATTACATTGTCACCTTCTTCATTTAGAGCCATGTTTTCAACGCGAAAAATGAAGGCTGCGTGTTGCAGCCCTCAAATATCAATCGAGCAGATCCAATTCCTGGAAGATCTCACTCAGCCTTTTACCTTCTTTCCTCTTCTGATTGATACGCCTGTAGTCGTCTTTCTTTAACGGTCTTTTAGTCTTAAGATACATGTTGAGACTATGATCGTAAATATAACGCTCTTTGTTGTAACGTTCCTTCTTGAGTCTGGAATGCATGTCGATCGAATGCGATACCTTCTTCGCAACTCCGATAAGTGTTCCTGCTCCACCAAGAATAATCGCTGCAGCTTGAGGGTTATCCTTCACAAACATAATCGCGTCCGTTGTCTTTTCGACCACCGTCCTTGCAACTCTTTTTGCACCATCCTTCAGTTTGTTGGTCCAATGGCTCTCGGTTTTAATTTTGTTGAGATCAATATACGGCATAAATCTGCCTCCTTTCATAAACATCAATGTTTCCAACGCGAAAAAAAAGAAGGAGCCATATTTCAGGCTCCGAAACCATTAGTCGTAGATTATGCTTTTATTAGTTTTCTTGTCTTCAATTACTCCGGTCAACCATCCAAATGAATCCCGTTCGCCAGAATGAATGCTGAATTCACCGTTCTTTTCAACGTAGGATATCGAGTCCCAATCGCACTTCCCATTTCCTCTTATTAAGAGCTCTGAGACCTTGTAATTGAGTTTCGAAGCCCACATGAAATATCCGTTTCTTCCGCATTTGAATCTAGTATCGGTATCAAATGTGTTCCGAAGATTAGAAATCAATTTATCTAACAATTGCTTCCATTTCTCGTCGAGTTTCTCTCCATCATAAATTACTCCTTCAAATTCCCTAGGCGGCACATACGGTTTAGACCAAAGTTCATCCTTAACTTTTTCAATTTCCTCGTCTGTCGGCATCCCGCAGAACATGTAAGCCCCGTCCGCTTCGAATCTTACAGTCTCGTCAACATCTTCACCCCAGTCTGTAAATGCGTAGCAATCACCGACGCTTAAACAGATCTCGGATATCGTAATTTGCCCTAAGACTGTGCCCCAATAGCGTGAGTACACGTAATACGTTTCTCCAACTTTCAAGTTTTCGAATGGAATAAATTTTGCCATTCGTATCACCATCCTTTCATAAACATCAATGTTTCCAACGCGAAAAAAAAGAGAGCGGATGCTCTCTATATCAAGGTCTTGTCAAACCGGTCTTTTGCCAGTCATACAAATTCTCTCTTTTTTCTTGTTCTTCGCTCTCTTTCTTTAGTTCCGCAAAGCCATAACCTTTTTCCAAAATTGCCTGTAGCATTTTCATTGCTTCTTCATTAATGGTCATAGTTTATGACCTCCTCTCATAAACATCCATGTTTATGCTGCGAAAAAGAAAGCGCCATGTTTCAGGCGCTGACTTTCGTCATAAAAGGAATTGGTCAATATCGTTTTTTATCACGGATACCATTTTTTTTCTGGCCACATGAAGTACCGGAACTAGCGTTAGGATCCCAATAACAACACGTTCAATTCCGTGGAATCCAGCGTACATTGCGCTGATTTCAAGTTCTAGACTTAATGAATTCGTTTTGACATGGTGAGCAAAATCGAATCTGTTAGAATCTAAACCTTTAATCTTTGCTTGCTTGTCCAGATAACCCCCAAGTTTTATACCTTGTATAAGTGTTAATGCGCCCTCGTAAATCGTTCCGACAACAGTGTACAGTACAAAAACCAGTAACCATCTGAATATCATGTTCATATAGAACACCTTCCTTTCATTTAAGGCTGTGTTTCAAACGCGAGATACTCGGTTTGCACATAGCCTCCCTTATTTATGTAGCACCATTCATCGGATTTAATAGTTACCTTCAACTTTTGTCCTGGTTTGAGCCAGCTTTTTCTTTTACCGTTTATTCTAGAATATAATGCCACACGTCCGTTCGCTTTGACTGTTGCTTCAATTTTAGTCCTCTCTGGCTTATCAGAAACCATGTAATAGCCGCAAACCCAGCCATAACCTTGTTCTGTAATATCTTTTACCTTATACCAAAGAGTGCCTGATTTGTCCGTAACCTGATCTATCACAGTAGCGTCCCAACCGAAATCCAAATATCCGCCAACTTTAGCCTTTGTTGACGGCTTTTCCCTCACATTCACAAAAGAATCTGTGCATATAGCATACATTGTGTACTCTTCAGCTGTAGCGATACTGAAGAGAAGAGAGATAAATATAATGAATGCGATCAGTTTACGAGTCCTCATCTTAATTCTCCTTATAAATAGCTGTCTTGATTAGCAAAGAACACAATGAGCAACACGATAAGCGCTAGGCACAATATCATAGCCAACATGCTTTCGTAACCTCCGTTTCCAGTTTATTGATTACGGTTTCATACATTTCGAGAAGTTCCTTATCGTCTTGAACGAGGTCACAATTTGCACAGTTTCGATCACATGAATTTGTTGAGTTTCGCCATACACATTCTCTTTCAATTCTTAGTAACTGGACAATCCGATCGTTAGACATTACTAGCCACCTCCTAAAAAAAAAATAAAAAAGAAGAGGCGCTTGCTTTCGAATAGAATATCTATTCTCCTTAGACCATTGCAGGTCTCTCTTCTTCATCTATAGACATGTTTATTACGCGAGAAAAAAATAAGGAGTGTTCGTCTCTAAGCGGTGCTCGTTCAATCCCAAACGAGTTGTTCCATCTATTCCTGTACTCTTCAATAACTGAAGTGGCTGCCATAGGCGACCACACCTCTTGGCCTGTCGTTCACTTAGTAAAAACCTCCTACCGGTCAGAGGTTAAGACTTAGTATGTGGTGACCGATTACCTTTACTTATACGTAATCTCATACTCTTTTCTCCTTCATAAAAGGGCATGTTTATTACGCGAGGTAAAAAGAAAGCGCCATGTTTCAGGCGCTGACTTTTTATTTAATTGCTTTTAATGATTGCTCCAATGACTTATCAATCCATTCAGTACTGTTAAATGGTACTTCTATAACTTCGAACTTCGTCATACAGATTACGTATTGCTTCTTGAGCGCGTCTTCAATCCGTTTTATTTGCTTTTCAGCCTCTTCACGAGTAGAGAACGCTCCTAAAATATACGTCTTCAAAAATTCCGATCCAGTAACTAAGTAGACCATTTTCATTTTTCATTCTCCTTTCTTTGTTCGACGAGTCACCGTCTTCATAGAAAGGAATGTTTTCAACGCGAAAAAATAAAAAAAAGATCATGTTCGCTATCACGATCTTTTTAAAGTAGGCTAATAGTAGGATTCGAACCTACAATTCTCCAGTAAAGCGTTTTGCCACTTAAACTATATTAGCTTAGAATATAAGCTGGATTGCCCCCACCAGCAAATTCACATCTCCGTCGGGCTGTTAACCCTTTGTTACGTTTTCCTTAACCCTAATATCAGGTTCGCGGATGCACTGTATGATCACATCTTCCTATAGCATGGTAATGTTCATCTCCCATTTAGCTATAGGCCCTTCTCCGATTTCTCGGATATTGCTTCTCGTCTATATCCAATTGCGTTAACATGCAATCTTCCATAAGACGGCGTTTATATTCCTCTTCATCTATATGCATGTTTATTACGCGAGGTAAAAAGAAAGCGCCGTGTTTCAGGCGCTTAATTGTGTCAAATGAAGAACAAACACGCGAAATATAATGCTACAGCCAGCACGATCATCGCTTGTCACCTCCTCTATAAGAATCAATGTTTTGGACGCGAAAAAAAAAAGAAGAAGTCCACGTTTTGTGAACTTCTCTTTTAAATAATTCTCACTTAGTAAACAAACCACAGATTCCATCTTTGGCCCAGTTAAAGCTATCTACGCACCAATCGCCAAACTCGACCGCTGTATCGGACACCCAATTGACGCCAGCATTAAACCCATTTCCAATAGCTTCTATCCAAGCGGGATGTTGATTCACCGTAATATCAATAAACTTATCGCCACCAATGGCAATGATATAGTAGGGTACTTTCTTAGAAATGGCATCTTTCTGAATAGTGTCTTCTTTGATGACATCTTCGTGAATAATGTCTTCTTTGATGACGTCTTCGTGAATAATGTCTTCTGTAATGACATCTTCCTGAATAACGTCTTCTTTAATGACATCTTCATAAAGAGTTGTTGCATCTTCATAAAGAGTTGTTACATCTTCAAAAAGAGTTGTTTCTCTTAAAATCGTTCCCTCAAGAATATCTTCCTTGATTTCAATTTCATTCATTGTAATAGGCTTCACTTGAATCTCGTTTATAACTATAGGATTGACTTCAATTTCATTGACTTCAATTTCTTTGGTGTCGATGCCGCCTGCGAGCGCATTGCTCACGATTGTCATCATAGCCATCACCATAACCAGCACAAACATTTTCTTCATAGTAGTTTCCTCCTGTTATTTTGTGATAGGGTTTCCCCTTCATTAAAATCCATGTTCATGCTGCGAAGAGAAAAAAGAAGAAGTCCACGTTTTGTGAACTTCTTTCTTTGGCCGGATCACCAAGCATAAACTCCAATTTCGTCATTTTCAAAAGAGCCATTAGCAGCATCTATAAAGTTTTGAATTGTTTTTACTTTTGAGTTAACATCGATCAGTTCCGGTAACACATAGTCATAGACCCCGTAGAGATATTCGCCGTCAGCGCGATAGACTCCGGCTGCCCCAGGTACACCAAGCTCAGATACGTTGTTTGTCAGATATACTACGATGTAGAACATTCCCGGTTCCACCGATTCAATATCATCGATCCGAATGTATAGAGCAAAGCGATTCCAAAGCTCGCCGCCTCTTTCAGCGTTTTTGTTGAATAATTCTTCGACAGGTCCAAGATCTAATTCGTTAGGGAGCACAAAATCGTCAGCACTTGCAGTAAACATCATAGTCATCACCATAATAGTAACCAGCACAAACATCTTTTTCATAAAAGTTTCCTCCTTAAAATTAATGTATTTGGATCTCCGTCCATTAATATCCATGTTCATGCTGCGAGGCGTGAAAAAAAGAAAGCGCCGTTTTTCAGGCGCTTGATTGTTTGATATGAAACGCTATTCGTTCTTAGCAAATCAGTGTCAATTCATGGTTGGACATAATTTCGCGATACTTATCATAATCTCTGATATCGAAAGTGTGGATAGTTCCATCCTTATCTCGATACTTCATGATAAATATCTCGTCAAATGTCGTTTTGTAAACCTCTTTCTTGTTTGTTTTCTTGCTTTTCTTTCCGAACATAGCCGGATCATCTCCTTTCATTAATATCCATGTTCATGCTGCGAGGCGTGAAAAAAAGAAAGCGCCGTTTTTCAGGCGCTTGCTTCTGTCAGATTTTGTCCTCTTCATTCCAACGGTTCCAAGACACATTTCCAAAGTAATCGGCGAGCTTATAGACATTGCGCATGAAAATATCCGCTCGCTTTATCCATCTGTCCATAAATGTTTCGTCAGTGAACATTTTGTAAAGCGTATAGATCCATACCACAGCGTTAATAGTAAGCCAAACCTTGAGCATAATAATTCCCTCCGTTTTTATGATAGGATTTCTCCTTCATTAATATCCATGTTCATGCTGCGAAGAGAAAAAAAGAAGAAGTCCACGTTTTGTGAACTTCTCTTTGGCCGGATCACCAAATGTAAACTGTATTTTCGTTATTACCAACATTCTTTTCCAGTTCGTCCCTAAGATTCCATATTGTCCTTGTGGTGGAATTGTAGTCTATAAAAGCAGCAAAGTCTTCATAAACATCGGATTGCTCCCACATGATTTCTCCGAAATTATTCAGTTCCGCATAGTAGACCGTCGGTTCAAGTTCGCTATCAGAGTCCTCTTTACCAATTAAGATCACTGCGTAATACCAACCTTCTTCATAATAGGCGGTAAGTTCGCTATCTTCAGTAACATGAACTCTGAAGGCTACTTTAAGCCAACAGTTTTCTTCGGAACCAAAAATCTCATCATCATTGGGAAGCAAATCTTTGAAAACGAAAGCACTTCCAGCATTAGCAGTAAACACCATCATGACCAAAATCATAGCAGTAACCAGTGCAAACATCTTTTTCATAGTAATTTTCCTCCTAAAAAATTTTGTTTTTTGGATCTCCGTCCATTAATATCCATGTTCATGCTACGAGGTGAAAAAAGAAGTTCACGTTTTGTGAACTTCTCTCAGCCGCGACACTTATTCGGTTAGCTTCATCAGCCTCCACTCAAGAAGATAAGCTGCGATCGCGATTTTTTGTTTATCTTTCTCATCCTTATCGAAATGATAGGCTACATCCAAAATGTTATCGAGAATATCATCACGTTGAGTGATCATAAATTCAAGAGTGTCGTATTCGGATTCGATCCTATCAATTACTTCGTAAAACTCCTCCATTTCATCTTCTGTAAGCTTGTTTTCAAACTTGTGAATGAAATTAAGTTTGAGCTGCTCATACTCTTTCAAATATCTGTCCGCGTACTTTCCCATAAAATGCTCCTCCTTTACAATAAAACAGAATAAAAGATAAGAGGCTGTATTTCAAGCCTCTTTCTAGTTTTAATCTTCGTCTTCGTCTTCGATTTCTGATGTAATTTTTGTTATCTTTTTTACCAGTTTGTAAAGAAGTTTCTGTCCTTTCTTTGTGCAGTAAAGTGCGTATATTGCAATAAGGCACAATACCATCCACATTATAGACGACATAAATACAGCTCCAAAAATAGTTAAGAACATATACATCGTTCCTCCTTTCATTTACATCCGTGTTTTTTATGCGAAAAAAAATGAGGCTATGTTTCAAGCCTCTTTAATTTGCATCGTCACAGAATGCTATCAACGTATTCTAACGCGGCATCGTAGTCACGAACGGCTTTATCTCTTTGCTCCTGTATCATCTTCTTAAAGAATTCCTTAAGCGATTCATTGCGCATCATTTGTCCGTCATACATGATCACTTTTACCCATGTCAAAGTATCATCAATTGACATTCCGGCACATTTACAAAACAAAGCTATCTTCAATCGAACCTCATTGCTTTTGCCGTAGTCTCGGCATTCCATTTTGTCTCCCTTTCCGTATAACGTTGTCGTCGGGGTAAGAATACCCACATTTGTCCAGTAATCAATAGTCCTTCTGCTAACATTGTACTTCTTTGAAATTTCACCAATGGTCATGCTTATGACCTCCTTTCATTTATAGCTGTGTTCCTAACGCGAATTTTGCTCAATTCTATTTGATCAAATATATGCCGTACAAAAAACACCCTCCTTTTACGAAAAGGAGGCTTTGACAATGCCTGAACTAAAGAAGTATACTATGCAAGAACTGGTTCAAATTATCAGTCAGCTCGAAAAGTCGGAAACACAGTTGAGTGAAATGGCTAAGAGACTTAAAGACAAGGTAAAAATCAATCAGAAAGAGGTGTGGATTAGCGGTTATTCAAATCAGGAACTATATGAGTCCTATGTGAATGCTTTGGAGAGGGAAGGGATCATCGTAAGAGTTGACCATAACGGTGATTGTCCGCTATTGTGTGACTACTTGCAATCCTATTTTGAAACATATAAGACTCATCAGCAGCAGAACACAATTGTAAACCGCGATCGGATCGTCCGTAACCATATTTTGCCTAAATTCGGCAATTATCGTCTCGACATGATCTCCACCAGTATGATCCAGACATGGTTCAACGACCTGGCAAAAGAGTATTCAAAAGAGACCATTGCAAAAATCAAGAACACTCTCAGTCCAGTTTTCGATTCTGCTGTTGAAGACGATCTTATAGCTAGAAATCCTCTTAAAAGCAAGCGCATAGAAAACAACGGTAGGGAAGTTGAGCATCATAAAGCCCTATCGCATGAAAAAATCCAGGAAATTAAGCTTGCGTTGCCGCAGTTTGAGCCTAAAGTACGGTATATGGGTGGTCTTCTCTGTTACACTGGCATGAGATACGAGGAAGTTCTCGGAGCAAGATTCGAGGATATCTCTAAAGACGGATGGCTGACGATCTGCCGAGCTGTTGTTCATCCGAAGCGTAACATGCCGGTCTTAAAATGCACGAAGACTCAGACAAGTGATCGGATAATACCGTGTCCAGACGCCTTGAAAGAGCTTCTCAGCGACGGTCCGAAGGAAGGATTTATCATGGCTACCGATAAGGATCCTTCAAGAGAGACACCGATGAGCTACACAGAGGCCAGACGTGTGTTCGACAAGTTCAAGAAGGCGTTTAATATCACAGAATACTCGCCGCATGACTTTAGGGACACATGTGCTACAGAATGGCGTGAAAACGGTGTACCTTTGGACGTCATTGCGAGAATGCTGGGTCACGCCAAGACGGAGACGACTGAGAGACGGTACGTAAAATATCGTACTGAGATCCTGGATAACGTTAGAAATATGATGTAAATTGGCAGCATTGACAATCTCAGAGACTTTGCCCCACAAGGGGTTTTAGCCTCTGTCTTTTGTCAAAAATTGGCAGAACGGGAACAAGCCCTACATATCCGTCTTTTTCAAACGGTTGCAGGGCTGAAAGCTGATAGGCGGATTTGAACCGCCGACCTCATCCTTACCAAGGAAAACCAGTTCAATCTTAGAAAGGATTAATGTTTCCGGACTTATCGACATAATATCATCAATAATGCAAAAAAGAAAGAGCCGTGTACTAGACGCGACTCTTTTTGCGTTGGGGGTTACTTCACTTAATAGGCTTGAATACGGAAATATCAGGCGAAGTACCGTAGATTTCTGTCCCTTTAGGTTTACTTGTGTTGAAGACAATATCATACCCAGGCGGAACATCGTCGGAGTAGAATGCCATACCTCTTAAGTAGTGTGTTCCTTTGCTAGTATTAGGATCCTGTTTTACAATGATCTTAATCATGGAATAAAGAGCATTATGAAGGTGAATATCTTTGATATCTCTACGAAGTTCGATAGTTCCCTCTCGTTCTTTTCCGCCGTCTTCTCCGTAACGAATATAAATTCGCTTTCCATCAATCACGAATGACGGTACAATTGCATCCCCTCTTGTCGGAACATCGAACGTACTTTTAAGTGGATTTTTTCTAATTAATTCTAATGGACAGTTATAGGGTCTTATTTGCTGAGCGGCTTGGTAGTCAAAATTTGTTCCGTCACCAGTATGAATAGCATAACACCAGCCGTCATGGCAGCAGATGCAATTGTCATAGCATCCATCCGGCAATTTATCAATAGTTTTTATAGCAAGCATATACTTTACTCCTTATAAACAAATGGGAAACCAGTATACGTTTCAAAAAGCTGGTCATAGTCTTTAGGCAGCAGCACAATTCTCCCGAGAGGTGTAACAACACGTGCTTTAAATATCTTTGCAATGAAACACTGTATTTTTTCAGTTACAGTTTCTGCTTTTTTGTAGTAAAGCTCGAATTCCAGACTATCTGAAATAAATGCAACATTAGTCATGTCATTTTTACCTCGCCAAAGTATCTTTAAACTTTCTGTCGTTACTTTTCAGACATGCTTTTTCTCGGCTTTAATCGTTCTGATCAGGTCGATAAATGCTGCTGTTTCTGCAAATCCACCAATTGGAATACCGCTGTTTATCTTGTCGTATTTATCGAGCATCTCGTCTACGTGTTCTTCCCCAAGATGCTTTGCAGTCCATGCAGCAACTTCTTCACGTAAGTTATACGGTTCATGCTTTTTGCGAAACTTTTTAAACAACATAAAATAATGAATCTCATGCACTTCAATGCCGTATTCAATAGCACATTCATTTTCAATTCGGCACCCTCGGGCGTCATCCCACCCTGGAGCAAAATAAGCGACATCTGCATCAGCAAGAAGTTCCAGAGATTTTGCGAGATACTTCAATCCTATGCTGCCGGTTGACGGCTTATAGTCATCAAAGTAACTGTCAATCAGTTCAGCGTCAGGAAAACGCTCTTTTGCATACTGAAATATGTTTGCTCGTTCTTCCAAGATTTCCTGTTCCGTCTTGTTAGCCATAGGCTGAGATATGAACACTTTAGTCATCGGTAATCACTCCTTATTCTTTTTGTGCTTTTCGTGCCACATCTTAATCAGCCGAATGCACTCTTCTTTTGAAATTGATCCGAATTGGTAAGCAAGCAAACAAAGTCCAGGAGGTGGTGGAAACTGCATTTATCAATCACTCCTTATTTGTTAAACTTAAAGTTTTATTTACGTTTCTTATCCCAATATATATACCAATTCTTGCCGAACCAGACGAAGAAATGAAAGAATTCCTTTTCGTTCTGCGGTAACAGTGGGTGATAAAACCATCTGAACTGATCCGTGCCGTACGCACGTTTACCTATGTAAATCATTTTAAACTCCTGTTTAAGGCGCTATTTAAGTCAAAGCCCCGTTTTGGGGCAATGCTACATAAACTCCTGGCTTCCGCTTGGATACATGGGCATCACCTCACTTTCAAACTCCTACTCAAATGTGTTATCGATACCATACACACCCATCGCACTCGTGAGTGCAGTAAGGTTTCTTGTTATTGTGTTCATAATATGTGCAACCTTTTGGGTTTTCTTTTTCGACAGAACACGGAACGACTTCGTCTTTTTGTTTCACTTGATCATACGCCTGTCTTACAATCTCAGTTATGGCCTCCACTTCCGCATTTCGCTTGCCTTCAGCCCATGCTTGTTGCACCAGATTCATGATCCCGTTTTCCTTGCCTGCAAGTATTTTTTTCGCTGTCTCTCTGGCTTCTCGCATAAATTCTTCGCGTGTCATCCTGTTTCGCTCCTTCTCTCCTTCTTTGGCTGTTTCGGTGCTTTCTAATGGCAGTTTTTCATAAAAATCATCATTAAAGTATCTGTGGCAATTTAAACATTTGTATCTGTATTTTTGTGAATAATCTTCAATCGACTCCATATACAGCAAAACCACATAGTTTGGGTTCTTGCAGTATGGGCAGATTCTGTTTACAAAATCCATGTCAGCCATCATCGTGCTCCTCCTTATAATCTGGCACCCAGCAATTTATGTGCTCAATCTCAATGTACATTGTGTTCGTCTTTCCAGCAGAATCGCGAATATACTTTTCCCACAGCTTATTAGCGCACTCCGGTGAACAGGCTTCGAAGCGTTCGTAACTCTCCACGCTATCATTTCCCCAGTCATCATGGTGCGTTGTGACTTCGTAATAGTCGTGGATTGGTTCTCCGTATCTGTGCGGAATGACTGTCGGCGGAATCTCTTTTCCGCAAATATCACATTTCTTACCAACAATGCATTCACGTGTAACAAGAATATTCTTGATCTCGATCATGTTTGACATTGCTCAATCCTCCAATAAAACCGCTTAGCGTATTCCAATGATATAAATTCCGAGTAGTCCAACCATTTCTACGTTGTGGTAAATTCGTAAGTGATTGTAATAGTATCCAGCACTATCAAATTTTTCTTTTACCATATCTATGCCATCATCAATCACGTATGAAGGAGCAACGTCTACTGCATCCATACGACTGTACGGGATAAACCAATCAGCGATAATCATCCCTTTTTGTATACCTAGCATATTGAAAATATCTGCTTTGGTTAACGGTTTTGCATCGCTGGCAGTTACTCTGTATCTGTTTGCCATTTCTCCTTCGGGCTTTACTTTGAATATCCTCTCGCATTGGATTTCGCACCCTGTATTGCTGAACGGACAATCACATCGACTGCTATTAAGGGAGCATGAGCCGAGACCTTGATTAAAGAACAAACAAAGAACGCCATCGTTATACGTGTTATTCATTCTCACTTCACCTTCTGTTCCTCCGGTTCCAATTATCTTTGGCTTCTTTTTCTGTTTCGCTTACATTCTTAATTGTTGCAGAGCAATTCGGGCAAGAAACCCAATACATCGGCCGGAGACCATCGTATTTCAAATAATTCATTTCAGCGTCTTGCCCACAAAACGGACAACTGAGTAGTTCTAGCAGCATCTTGTACTGTTTTATCTCGACCATGTTCGACATTGCTCAATCCTCCAACTTCTGTTATTCTAAACACAGCCCCTCGTAATCTGTAAATATAGGATACCTGTCTCGACATACCTTATGGAATTCGTCAAGTCCTTCGTCTCGAATTATCTCTAACAACCTGATAATAAGTCCTTCTGTTTCTGGATGAAAATATCTTCCTCTCCTGACTTTGTAATAGTAGTCAATTGGATCCGATTGTTTCCATTTACCTTTGTTATAGACTTTACCAGCTCCAATCCAGTCACAGACCATTTCGATGACGTAATCAGAAGGAATTTTGTTGGCAATTATCTTCCCATCATTGTCAAAATCGGTCCACCATTCCCAATGATGCTTGTTATGCCCTTTATGGTTGAGCCAAGCAACAGAATATCCGTCTTTTGCCTTCTGTACTTCGATTGGACTTTTGTCGCCTTGAAAATATCTGGCTGAAGAGACAAACTCAGTTGGACTAAATTTGGAGAGGTCGTGAACAAGACCTCTCCATCGAATGCCGCATTCTTTACACTCGTGATAGACAACTGCTTTATGACGACATACTGTCGTAAAGTGGTTCCGCATCATTTCCATTGTTTTCCATAAGCTCATTCAAATCATCCTCCAGTTCTTTCATTGTGTCATATGATCCGTAAAACTGTGAATTGACGTACAAAGCGTAATATCCGTGCATTTTTACAATGTAATGCGTACGTTCACTCATCATTGGCGGCATTTGTACCACGCTCCAATCCGTCACGAAAACCGTTGAGGTATATTTTTTCAAGATTTATCGCCATTTTATATGGACCTTTTTCGGCAAATGTGTAGTAAAAAATATCACCGTCAAGATCGAATGGAACAGACTCGTCATTATCCGTCTTTATTCCGTCCATTATTCCGCTATAAATATCTTTCATGTGAACAAGTGGTCTTGGCGCACACTCTTTAGTCAGATCATGGAATCCGTTCTTATCCCATCCCCAATGCTCGGGATCCACAAAGCATTCCGGATCCAAATCAATAGTCTTATAAAAATCTAAGTTCAGATAGTCCTTATATAGATCGACAATTGATACTTTTTTATCGCCTTCCAGAATATCTGTGTTGACCTTTTCGATAATTGATTCCAGCAACTTCTTGTTTTCGTCGCCATTCGTGAGATAGCCTTTGTCATACCATACAACCATTTTTCGTTCCTCCTTAGTGGTTTCTGTTTCAACAGAATATGGAGCCGGAATATCAGCGGGAATCCATGCCACTGGCTGCACATGGTAATCAATAAGAGTGAAAACATAATCATTATCGTTGTCCAGATAAGTCCAGCCAGTCGTCGGGCGATAGATGAACATGTCACACCAGTTTTCATTAGGGCTCTCTCCAAGAAATGAAAACCACACGATTTTACCGACTTCTTTTTTGGGCATTTCTTCCTCGCACAAGATCCACTTACTCATAACAACGTTCCTCCTTGAAAATTTGAAAAATAAAAAGAGGCAATCTACATGTCTCTTCATTAACATCCGTGTTCCTTACGCGAAAAAATAAAAGAGAGCGACTTCGCTCTCTCGAGGCTTTAATCAAGGTAATAAGCCTTCGCTTTACCTCTAAAGCACTTTTTATAGAGTCTGAAGTCGCTCAAAATTTGTTGTGGATCAGTATCCTCTGGATACTCGTTGATAACCAGCCATTTATAACTTCCTTTCGGCCCGTATACAAGATCGAGGTACTCCTTCTTTGTAGCGACCTTGAGCATTGTTACGTATCCGTCCATTAGTAAAATAACGGTTCTTTTGTATTCCTCATCCATAAGAACATCTCCCTTCATTAACAAGAGTGTTCTTGACGCGAAATATCAGTTATTTAATAAGTTCCTTCATCTTAGTTTCCATTTTGTCGAGACGTTGCATAAAGCGTTCACGTCTTGTGTAAGAATACGTGATATGCGATACAAACTCATCAGAAGATAAGTATTTTCCGAGAGATTTAGAGTTAGAATATCCGTTATGCTCAAATTTCGCTTCCGAGTATTCTTTTGAGAGCTCCGTATATAAGCGGTCAAATTTGTCAAACTCTTTTTTGGTTGCTTTATAGTTGGCATATAAATTGTGAATCTTCTTTGCCTTCTCGAGAATAGGGTCATTTTTTGGTGCTTTATAGTTGGCGTCTACATTGCAAATCTCAAAAACAGTATCGTTCATAAATATCCGTCCTTTCACCTTATTTCAATCTATTACGTAGTTCATAGTATAAGTCATAGTCTGATTCACGCGAAGTTAGAATAGTAGAAACTACCCCGATAATTCTGTCGTACATAATGCAATCAGCCATTTGCTGCATGTCAGTAACCTTTCTGGCATCCGATATTGATTCTCTAGCCTCTTTGAGTTTAGCTGTAGCTATCGCTTTTGCATTCTCCAACTGGTTCACAATTTCGAGAGCATTAAGCATTTCTTCTATAACTTCCTGCTTTTTTTCTTCGTTCATAAATATCCATCCTTTCATTTGTGAAAAAGAAAAGGCGACATGTAGTCGCCTAAGTCTTCTTAGCAGTCGAATTCCTCGTTTTCGTTCTTCTTCAGAAACATCATAGCATTCGTTTCGAGTTCGAGCTTCCCGTTGGTAGCAAGATTGCGAATCTCATGAGCTTCATCTGCCGTGCATCCTGTCTGAATTAGCCAGGCCACGAATTTAGAATCCCCCGGATTGCCTCCCTCGTTCGTCCAAGAAGCAATGTACCTTGAATAAAAAATACCATTGTGACTGATTTTGTTTTCGAACATAATCGAGTCATCTCCTTTCATAAATATCAGTGTTTCTTGCGCGAAAAAAAAAAGAAAAGGGCTATAAAGCCCTTATGGTCGTTACTTCTTCACAAAATAATCCACAAAATGATTATACCTCCTTTCAACTTCTCCGATCGTCGTATTTTTGTCGTAAATTCCAACCACCGTAACTGGTTCAATTTCAACCTGCCTTTTTAGCCACTCTGCTAATTCTTCTATACTTTCGAATTGGCGCATATCGACTGCATTAGCCTTCGGTCTCCAATAAATCACATACATGGTTAAAACCTCTTTCTTAAAAATATCAGACTTTCGTCTTCATTAAAATCCATGTTTGCGGTGCGAAAAAGAAAGCGCCATGTTTCAGGCGCAATCTTTTAATTAATTAAATAAACCATTCTTTCCGTAGAACTTCCAGTTATCTTCTTCAGGTACGTCTACAACACCCATCAGAACACACTGGCCATATAGTGTCATTTCAACCCATTTTCGAGGATTCAATCTATCGATCAACCTCGAATGTTTGATAACAGTATCATACACCATTTCGTCAGTAATTCTTCCTTTACCAGGATAGTCAATATATCCGTCCATCCTGAATTTCTTTTTATTAAACATAGAAATTCACTCCTTTCATAAATATCAGTGTTCCTTGCGCGAAAAAGAAAGCGCCATGTTTCAGGCGCTTGCTTGCCGAGTCAAAATGCTTACATAGCAATCTTCTGTTCGCGGATAATGTACTTATACCAGTCATTGCTTCCGTTGTGAAAGAACGTCACTTCGACATAGCCTTCACCGATCTTCCTTGTCTTCCTGTCGTATTCGTAGATGCTATAGTATTCGTTCTCCTCCAGATACTTCTCCAGATTGTAACATGTCACATCCATCGAACTCGTGTGGATTCCGAGGATCTTCTCGGAAATCTTGTTATCGACACACGTCTTTTCGCTAACCACATACCCAGTAATAATGTTCATCATGTTTATCCCTCCATAATATAATTGCTGTAAGGATTTCTCCTCATTATAGGGCATGTTTTGTGCGCGAAAAAAAAAAAAAAGAAGAAGGTATACTCACGGGTGGACTCGAACCACCTCTGTATGGCCACATAGCATTTCAGCTTAACTTTACGTGTTCCACTTCCATACAGGATTCTTCCTGAGCGTTTATTGTATTCTTCTTCATCTATAAACATGTTCCTTGCGCGAAAAAGAAAGCGCCATGTTTCAGGCGCTAACTTTTAATACTGGCGTCAGGACTTGCACCCGAATCGCACGCGAGACCCATGGCATGAAAATATGTGTGAAAGGAGGAAAGCACATATGAAAGAAGTACGTGCCGCATTACTTATGACGTACGCCAGCAAAGGCCCCTTTACAGAGGCCGAAAATATCAGTCTTCTACAGGAAGCTCGCCATTGGTCAATGCGATTCCGCTATAGAAGCTTTTGAAGACTCCTTTAGACACACGATAGCGACCTCTATCAGGATTGCAAATAACAATTTTGCCTTCATTGTTAATCCCGCAGAACACAACAAAGTGGTTATACATCCACCAAATGATTGCTGGTCGATCGGATGTGATTATTCCATCGACGTCTGTCCTATAATACTTTATATCAAGACCATGCGCGTTTCCGACTCTCTTAATATCTTCAGCTTTGCAGCCAATGAGTCTTGTGTTGCATTCTTTTGCTAGAGTCCCAAGTGGAATATCTTGTCCGTAATAGCTTAGAAGCATTTTAAGACAAGTTGCGCCGCAGTCTGTAGGTTTTGGAGATGTAATCGGTGTAATATCAAACATGATCTCACTCCTTACCTAAGCGGATCTGTAGGAATTGCTATCACATCAAAAGTAAAACGCTTTCCCTCGGCCAATGTCCGTCCCTCATCGTCAAGAGGATGAAGCTCAACCTTAGAAATATCTTTTTCTTTCTGGTTTAGGATTTCGTCCATAACATTAAGATCACGTTCCATAAAGTCACCTCATTAATATTTACATGAAATATATGCCTTCTTGTGGCGGAATTGCGACAGCGAGCATTTCTTCAAACGCTAACTGCTCTTCAGATTTGTCAATGATAAAGTATTTGTCCTCGATCGTGTAGTCGTCGATCTGTACAGTTTGCTTCGTGAGAAACTGAGTTTGCTTGTTGTAGTCGATTTCTTTTTCATCGTGAAGAATATGTTTAATATAACCAAGGCGCTTCCATTCTTCGGGGTTCTCATTAAAATACGCATGAACATTCATAACAATGTGACCCGTGATATGGCCATCCGTATCATTAACGAAATCTGCATAAATGCTTGTAATATTTCCGTCGCTATCGAGCTTGTCGTACGTCCATTTCTCTTTTTCCACGATCATTCACCTCATGCAGGAATTGTCGAATGTGTATTCATGAAACGCCAGATCTTTACACCATCCACGTTGTTGTAATGAAGGTCGACCATGTTGAGTCCGGCAGTTTCGGCCTGAGTATGCTCGGTTGCGATCTTTACTCCTTCCGGGACCTGCAACGTGGAACTGAAAGATCCGCTATGACGGAAACGGAATTCAAACCAGCAGCCATGTGTGTCGTCCTCGATTTCTGGAAGGACAAATATCTGTGGGCAGTCGATTGTTTCGTTAAGCACATATGTAATGTTCCTGGACATTCCCTCAAAGATTACTTTGCTATGAGTATAATAAGCGTCAGCAGGAATCTCTTCATCGACTGTTACTTCGGCTTTTGTATAAGTGTCCCCATCTTTTGTAAAATATGATTTGTTAGCAACGAATTTAGCATCCGTCGTCAAAGCGTACTCCCATGTCGTATACCGTGAAAGATCATAAACATAGAACGTCGTACGGTAATCAAGGTTACGAATCGCCAAGTCAGTCGCCTTGAAAGTAAAGTAATCGACCTTATCAGCGGTCCATTCGATCGAGACAGGAACAGACTGGGCATCAGTTTCAAAGCGTATAGCAAGTTTTACAAAAGTGTCGTTGAAAGAATATCCAGACGCGCCAGTTATAGTCGGTTCTGTGATATCGCTAATACCGACCGGTGCATCGACTCTTACAAATACATACCAGCCAGTGTCAGTTATTCCATAGTCTGAATACTGAGAAATATCCGACACAAACACCGGAATCCCAACCGCCTCAATAATTGTGCCTGTCGACAACTTAGTTTCATTCAGCGAAGATATGCGCTTTATAGGCTCAATATCTTCAACAATTTCCAACATTTTTGCGGCGTTATTGAGCGAGTTTATAGCTTGATCAATAACTGTAACTTTTTCTGGATCAGGATCCAATTCTGGAGGACGAGATCTTCCTACGACGTAGGTATTAATGCAATACATTGTTAGGCCAACATCGCCTTGATTCAAATACACCCAAGAATATAATGGCTTGCCGGTAGCCAGAAGTTCATCTGGAATCGGAGCTCCATTCGCATCGCCAAGAACTATGTAGGCGTCTTCGGACTGAGAATTGCTCATGTGCACCTGATATGCACTTGGCAAATCAAGTCCTTCTATCTTGAGGATTCGTCCGACGTCATACTGGCATACTGAGTGAGTTCTTGCTGTCTTAGAATCACCATTGAACGTTGCCACTACAACTTTCAGTTCATCAATATCCATGTAGTGTTACCTCCTAATAGTTCTTTTAATGCATCATCTTTTGTCTTATCGAGGAATTTGTGCTTACGATTTTCTTTGCACCAAAGACAACTACCGTGGTTTCGGCAGGACCTAAATATCAGTTTTGAACCGTAGTATGGTTTGCGATGTTCCTTGCCATGCTTTATCGCTTTGTCTAAGCTCATTTGCACCACGATCCTTTGCCAAAAAGAAAAATACCCGCAGATGGACTTGAACCGTCAACTCCCGCTTTATAAGAACGGTACTCTAACCAAATTGAGTTATGCGGGCAAATATAAACCGAGGATGATGCAACCACCGTCCTCGGAAAAGGTATTAAACCCGTCAAGCTATAACCATATGGTTGTCAAGCCGAATGGTTAATACGACCTCGGGTAAGGCTCGCCTTGGCAGATCCGTTTATGCGATTCCTCGAAGTGCTGACAAACACCTTGTAAATCACCGTCCCCAGAGTATGCTGCCAGGTCTAATAGTGCCATTTAAATGCGTATCTACCCCTCAACAATACGCCGTTTCGCCACCCTCAACCACCCGCTAAGAGCTAGGGCGAAATCCCCATAGATTTAAAGTGTTATATGCCCCCAAGTGGTTCACTTGTGTCAGAGACATATTTGGAACTGCATTAAAGTGTTATTTAAAACATTGATCTCAATTTCCCGGCAAGGATATGAGCATAGACTAAATTTCCGGTAGCGTTCAAATGCGTACTATCATTTGCATCAAAATAGGTGTCTGCCGTGTTGTAAGATAATGGCATTTTCTGATACATTTGAAGTGATTCTATGCGCTTATCTTTTGAATTTGCGTCAATGGCTGAGGCAATTTCCTTCAGCGTTGAAACATTGAAAACCTTATTGTCCCCATTTTGATTATCTGCTTTAGTGCCGAAATAACGCCATATTGGCGTAATAATCAGAATTCGGATTGTTGGATATTCTTCTTGAATTGCATCAATCACATCATTATATGCCGACGTGATCTGTTCGATTGTTGCTCCTGCGGCATAATCGTTCGTCCCCCAATCCATTGTAATGATATCAATTTCAGACATATCAACTGCTTTCAGCGTTGCAAGTCTGCTTGTAATCCACGGATATGATGATTCTAACGATTCAGCGGCGGCATTTTGATTTGTCCACGTTTGCGAACACAATGCCGAAACAAGTTGCACACCGTCAAAATAACGAAAATCTCCGCTTCCACGATCGCTGACCCGTGTCCCACCAAACGCACTGTTAATACTGTTTGCTCCTGTAAGTGTATGGATATCTTCTACAATCTCCCCATCATTCCCAAAAATGCTATCACCAAGGCAAAGGATTTTTTTCCCATACAAAATACTCGTCTGCACATTGTCCTTGATATATTTAATTACGTTATCCGGGATATTCTGTGTAAATTCCAGCGTACTCTCTGTTTTGGATGCGTAAAACGTTGTTCTGATAAATCCATCTGTTGGCGCAGTAAATGTACCGGAAATATATCCGTTAACGCCAGCAATTGTTTTTGTCGTATCAACAGATACCGCATTTTTCGATGTGTAAAAACATAAAACGGGTAGCGCCGCCGCATGACCCAGATTATATCTAATTGTCTGACCAGCACGTACAGGGAGATAGTCTGTTGTCCGATATAATTCATTTTCCTGTACATCCCCGTTCGCCTTGAGGAAACCGCTTACGGTTTCAGCGCCGACCAAGCTAAAAATTTTCTCATCAAGCAAGACCGTTTTGTTATCGACATCATCTATTTCGGTTTTTAATTCTCCGTTTATCGAGTACGTTGCGTATTTATCCGCAACATCGCCTCTTGTTGATAAAACGACATATCCATCAGCAGGGACAACATAAATGCCCTCATATGGGCCGCCTGTGCCCGCAACAGATTTTGTAGCATCATAAACCATCTGGTCGGAATAAAAAGCAATCATACACCCACGGGACGGCACCCTCAATTTATAGCTAATAACTGCCCCTTGGCTTACACTGAAGCTGTCCCCATAAACATATCCGTCTCTAATAGCAGTCGATCCAGTTTCTGGCGTACCATCAGCATAAAGGATATATCCGGGATTTGTCATGTTGGAAACATCGCGTGAATTCCCCGTGTATGATTCCAAAGATTCAAAAGCGCTCTTTAACTGAGCAATCCTATCCCCAGTAGCCTTCGCATCCGCGGCCATTCCGGAAACGGTCAACGTTGTGTCTGTCCCAAGTTCGGCCATCGACGCAATAGCACTCGCTATCGTCGCCTCCTGGCTTTCCAGATCAGCTATATCGCTTTGGGCGTTCAATACGGCAGTGTTCACTCTGTCTACAGCTGCTTGTCCGGCAGCGTATATATCGGCAACAGCGTCACCAGTTGCTCTATCCGTAACAATATTCTGCGGAAGGTAACCAGTGCCATCTGGGTTTTTCACAAACATCTTATTCGGTTTAAGTGTATAAGGCATATGAAAGACTCCTTTCGAATTAGCAGACTAAGCCTTCTCCCGACAGTCTGCTAGAACTTCACACCACAATAATCATGTGAAGCGTCCCCTAAAATATCATTTGCCGTTTCTCCCATTTACGGTGTCTTGGATCACGTTTCACCGCACCCGTCTACTCCGACAAGTACTCAATTGTTGTCATAAGGTCCATACCAATTGCGAGGCGGATAGTAACCGCTATTATGGCGCATACCCATATCATAGCCTTCAGAATATCCGTCTGCGTAGCTACGATTAATTCCACCTTCACGATTCATATAGCTTCTAGAAGAACGTTCTCTTGAGTCTATCATGGCCTTATAAGTGGCAAGACTTTTCATAGCGTGTGTGAGCATGTCAACGCGCTTAAGATCTGTCTCACTCATTTCGGTACCAGCTTTCAGCTTTTGCTCGATTGACTCGAGTTCCTTACACATTTCTTTCTCAAGCGATTCAAATTTATCCATAATAGTGTCCTCCTTAAGCAATCCGTTTCACTTTGACGTTAAGGTTACGAGAAGTTACGGTCTGAGGAGCTGTTCCAGCTGTCGAACTGACAGAGGCATTCACGACTGCAATATCAATGCAGCATCCTGCCGGAACGTCTACCGTGGTGTCTCCACTCACATGCCAAAACTGTGAAACTGCGGAAGGAGTGGCTGCTGCAATAGTCAATGGCCTAATATATCCGTTGACGCTCAGTGCCAACTGAATTTCACCGGCTGTTCCAGCAGCGGCGACCGCAATGTTACCGCTAAACGAAACATCATACTGGGCCCTGGCATTGCAACATGGATTACGGACAATTCCACGAAGAGTGACATTTGGAGACAGGTCTTCATGGATTACATTCTGAGGACATTTGTTACAAGGCTTTATTGTTTGAAGAATAGCTCCCTGACCCGGAAGAATATCCTGATCAGCGACATACCCGAATTCAGCAGCCATCATGCATCTCTCCAATCAAATATAGTCGTTGACTAAATAAGGGGTAGCCACCCGACCACCCCTAAATGACTTAATCGTTTAAGTTAGGCAGCATTGTATCCGCCGCATCCACCATAGCCATATCCGCAGCAATTGGGATTCTGCACAATATAAGCGGGACGAGCAGTGGGAGCGAGATACTGTTCAAGAGCTGTCGTCTGAGCAGCATTATCCGCCAGAATCCGAGAGCCAAGAGCATTACGATTAATATCACCACGAAGAGCCGCAATCTCAGCCTGAGCGTTGGAGAGCTGTGTCTGCATCGTACGAAGCTGACCTTCATAATTCTGCTTGACACCGTCGAGCTCAAGCTGGCAAAGCTTATCAAGGATCTTCTGATTGTTTGCATCACAATTGGCGCGAGTATTCGCCGCTTCATTTGCCACAGCATACTTAACATCCGCTACGGCGGCACGGTTTTCACAGCAACAATTCTGCTGAGTCATTGCCATACTGTTGAGCTGAGTGTTAAGAGCCGTCTGGAGCCCGAACATCTGGTTCATATCGGCCATCTGACGACCATTATTGGCAATCTCGGCCTGAGCAAAGCCGTTGCCAATCGCCTGCTGGACACCGGCAAATCCAGTGGCCATATTCTGATTCACACCAGCGAAGCCGTTGCACATACCGGTCTGGATGTTGCCAATACCAGTAGTAACAGCAGACTGATCGAAGCCGCGCTGAATATCCGCACCAGTGTTAGCTCCATTTCCACCAAAGCCGAAGCCGTTTCCGCCCCAGCCAAACATAGCAAGAAGAACCAGCAGGAACCAAGCACTATTTCCACCAAGAAAACCATCGTTACCATAACCGCCATTATAGGCAGGGGCAACAGGCATATACATGTTAGATGCGTCCGTCATTTCTACAAACTCCTTCTATGTTTATTTCGAATTAAGGACCAAAATCAATCAGCCCAAGGGAATCATCCTCTTTCGAAATCGGTCGAGAGTAATAAGTGCATAAATAAAAGCCCTATGCGGCCCCTGATCTTTCCCCTAAAAGATTCCCGCAGGGAGGACTCTTATTGCAAAAATATCACTTCTTGGCTGTGCAGAAGTATACTCCGAAGAAGTCGTCTTCAAACAGCTCCTTGGCAATGTCCTGGGCAAGACCATTCCACTTACCATCAATATCAGAAATATTGTCGTCGTGGAACTGAATTACTTCGGGTTCGAAGCAAACATACCCAATCTGATTCCCAGTGAAATCCGTAACCCTTTCAACAGAACGGACATGAGGATTGCCGTTGAATATCTTTGTGTAAAGTTCAATACGGTCATCTATATCCTCATTTGTATTTTCGAGATCATACAGACAAATGCGAACTGTTGCATTGCCGAATACCTTTTTCTTCTGCATTACCCGGTCAAGAGCCAGATACTTCTCATGATTCTTGACAGTAATATCAAGAACATAGGTGAAGAACTCATCTTCCACTTCACAAAGATCGCCAACATTAATATCTGGATCAGAATCGAACAGAGCCTTAACCTGCTTTGCGAAAGTATACCAAGGAGCTTCGATACCAAGCTTAGTCATAAAATATCTTTCCTTTCGAATTAGTACGTAAATGTCCGGTCGTAACCGGCACCGATTCTGGTGCAATGGATAGTCCCGTGGTTTGTGCTTTTCAGCATGGGTTCGATTGTGACAATATCAAACGACTGCTCATTAACTGTTGCTGCTTTGGAATAGGTGCAGGATTTAGACGCAGTCGTAATGTTTATCGGATCGCCGAGCTTAAGACCTTTAATGTAGGTCTTATCGGTGAAATCGTCCGGAGAAAAGAGGTTATTGTGATTATCGAAACTTTCAAGAAAATGCTTTGCATCAGCAACATTCACTTTAAGTTTGTAATAATCTTTTCCATAAACTTCCATTTTGATTTCACCGCCTTACAGCATATAGTTGTTGTCTTGGCCATAAATGCCGAACTTAAACACTCTGTCAGATCCGCGTCCAAATCGTGTTTCATAAAGCGTCTTGGCGTCAGTATCCACTGTGAAAATAGAGCAACAGAATTCGTTCGGTGTTCCTATAACTCCGTCTTTCTCCATGACGAAAGACCGGTCGACGCCGATGTTGCAATACCCGCCAGAATTGATGAAATAGTCGGTATGGCTGTGTCCATGAATGAGGATCAGAGGAATTGCACCCTGAACGTAGAATGGCGAAGTATACCCCGAGCTGGATGCAACGTTAATCCCCTGTGTGAAACTCGACAATATGTTCTGAAGAGTGATACTTACAGGAAGATTTGTAGACACAGTGGTCGAGTGCTTAAACAAAAGAACCGTCCATTCAGACGGGTTATCCTTGCTCAAGAAATTAAGAGCTTCTTCAACCAGCCAACGTCCTTGTTCGGTTCCGATGACTTGCAGCGAGTCTTTATTGCTTCCACACCAGTCATTGAGTACGACAATTCGGATCTTGAAGTCGTCATAATCGGTATAGAAGTAGTTGTTAGAGCTCCCAGAATACGGACGCTTTATCAAAGCAGGACTCTGAAACAGACTGTTGAAAGTCGTGTCAGATATCATTTGATCAGGCTCACCACTGGCACCTTCGGACCATGTGCCGCCGGACACATAACGAGCGTTCACGTCATGATTCCCATGTACAACAAACATCGGAACCTTGACTTTAGACAAATATCTGTACGCAGTATTCACATTGCCATAAGTCACAGACTTCTTAAGATCTGTTCCTTGTGTAACGTCGCCGCCATGGACCGCACAGTCTGCAAAATTACTAATCTCATCGAAGAGCTTTAGATTCTCGAGGCAATGATAGTTCTCTGCTTCTACAACATGAGTATCAGTGATATAAGCAATCTTCAAATATCTGCCAGTGCTCTGCATGTTAAGAATAGCAGGAAGTTTTGTCGCAATTAAATAGTTCCTTGTTTCTTCAGTCTTGTCTTTAGTGCTATCGAGAGTTGTCTCAACAGTGGTAAGACGCTGAGTTACTTCTTGCAAACGTTCAGCAATCGGCTGTGATGTGATACATGAAATTGCCGCTTCGAAATTATCAATGACTCGGTTCATGATGTACAGCTTCTCAGCGGATGCCGGAAGCGTGAACTCATAGTCATAGTTTCCAGAGACGCCATTCGAATCGGCTGTCGTAAACACAATGTTTCCAGAAGCATCTACACCGTAAATATAATGAGCGTAAGTATAATTGTTAAACTGACGAATACGAGCCTTCCACTGCTTTATTGAACTAGAATCGAAAATGTAATAATAATAGTTATTCGTTACAGCGGTCGTCAGTTTATCGCCTTTTTCGCCAACAAGAGCCCCATAGTTCTTGCTCGGAAGAGTTACAGTGCGGTAAGTCTTTGGCGAATCATCCTGTCCGATAAGGTTATCTATGATATAGCGATTAGAAGAAACAACTTGCTGGAATTCTTCCCAAGTTGGAACCTTGTATTCGGTTTCGGTTTCAGGTTTAATCCAGATTTTAATGTTTTCTCCGACAGGCTCGTCGTCGCTTACTTTTACAACATCATTCGCATCGTAATAACACTGCTTAAGGCCATCGACTATGGCATTTCGAACATCCTTGCCATAAATGGCATTCATTATGGCTTGCAGCTGATTAGTTATGCCAGATGGAAGATTGTTTTCAGTATCTGCCATTAGCCATGCCTCCGTAATTATTCATTAACTGATTTAATTGTTCGTTGGTTATGCCACGAGTCTGCTGCAAGTATCCTAGAATCTGATTTGGGTCATTGGCAATGTTATCTGGAATATCAGGAAACTGCTGCTTAACAAAAGCTGCGGGATTTCGCATTGCTTGCATAAACATATTCATTCTTTGCATCTGAGCATAAATCGGGTTCACTGATTTCCACCCCTATTCGACTGCGAAGACATGTTCCCATTTCCATTTTGATTTCGTCCACTCTGATTCGGTTTGAGCATTTCTCGAATCTCATTCTTAAATGAGTTCAGGTCGTCTTTCGTGACAAAGTTTTCATTCGTTGCGTTGTAATTGCCAGTAGAAGACAAACCTGAAGGCAGATAGTTTGCCTGCGGCTGATCTTCAAATGTGTACCGAAGTTTCTGAAGAGGATTCGGCATTCCCGCAGGGTTTATGCTCTTAAGATAGATGATTTTATCGTTTGTATCCCAAAGATCGATAGGCACACCGGCTGGAAAACCTGCCGGAAGCTGAAATGCCTTAGCTCCGACTTCTCCGTCGACCCAATTGATCCCAAAACTTGGCATCTGCGGCTGTGCTGCTGGAGCCAAATAGCTCTGATAGTTAGGCTGGGGAGCCTGATAATAGGAAGAATATCCAGGCTGGTTCATGAAGTTCTGCTGATTTCCATAGTACGGCATAATTGTTGCTCCTCTCATTTATCAGGAATTTTCCAGAAGAAAGATGGGATTTCATCACCTGAATCCCAGCTGTCATAGTAATCTCCATTTATTACGGCAACGGCATGATTGCCAGTGCCAATAATGTATATTCCTTTTGGATAGCGTTTTGCGAATTCACTGATTGTGACACATGAAGGACATGACTCGGGAAGAAGAAATGGAGTACAACCTTTCAGGTGCAAATAATGCCCCCAGACGCTGTCGTCCGAGGGCATGTTGCAATCCTGTCTTCCTATTAAATATAGGTCATCATATACGTCATACCAAGCCATATTAAAAGCAAAGCATATTGCCCGTATGACGCAATCCGAGACATATTTGTGCTTGGGATTCGGGTTTACACGCATCCACATGTCAATCTCGCCTCTAACAAGTTAATCGTAACCGTCGCCAACGCCAGTATATTTCAGTATTATCCCGGAATCGCCAAGCTCCAGAGTCGTCGAGTTCGACAAATACCCAAGGTAATAATAATATTTCCCCACAACCCTACCGGCCAGTTTAACAATCGTCGCGTCGCTTCTTAGCTTCCCCGAAGTCAAACTAAATTGCGCGAACAATTGATCCATGGCCGCAAAGCTGCTCGGAACAGTAAGACCTTTTATTACATCGGACAACGGCACTTCGGTGTTATAAATGACCTCGTCACTGTCAAACGTGGCGTTTTTGGCCTTTGCTACCGTGATATACACAATTTTAGTATGCGTCAAAACATCGTGGCCGGTGCTTCGTAGCATATAGATTTTGCCGTCTTCTTTTTGATATCCCAACTGAGCAGAGGATACTTCTCCACCAGCGATTAGAACCCCGTCCGAATGAGACAGCCTTGAATAATCACGAACTACGTCTGGCAACCCCGCAAGCTTTGTTTTTTCCTCGGACGTGTAGTTTTCGTCGGTGTACTGATTGACTACGCAAATCTTGGTTCCGTCATGTCGAAGGATTTTATGAGTCGGATACAAAGACGTTCTGTACCAGTCATACTGGCGACCGATATGGATGTACCAATATCCGTCATCAGTCGTAGGTAATGTCTGAGTAAGAGGCCAATCAGATGCCAGCTTAACTTTGCCATTTGCCTGAGGAATAACCTTCATGTAAGTGTCTTTATTGTCGACCAATCCGGATGCGGTTGCATCGGCTATATTGAAAGAATATCTTAGGTCAAAAAGACTGTAGGAATACAGCATGGCACCACCCGATAAGACAGCGCCAGCCGCTCCAGTAGTGGTCGTGGCGTAGTAGAATATATGCCCGAACGGGTCAAATTCGATATCGGTAAGTATGTCTTTATTGGTGCTATCGTATCCATTGTTAGTTGTGTTAAACGGGCTGACATGGTCCGCATCCGTCATTACAAGAAGCTGATTCCTGTAGACAACTCTATCCGCGATCCGGCCGCCATAGCCATGGGTTAGGTTTGCAATAGTTGTCGTGTTCGAATCATAATCGCCATCTGCGTACCATTTTTCGTCATAATACGTCAACGGTATGACGTAGTTTGCGCCGTAGCGGGTAGCCATACGGGTGGTTCCGTAGTAATATACAGGAACTGCTGCTGTCTCTGTTCCGTCAGCAAGTGTTAGTTTAAGTGTGACATTATTCCCAAGTGAATATTTACTGAAGAATATGATATGCTTGCCGTCATATAGCGATTCAGAAGCACTAACGCCAGTTAATGCTGCTCCAGCGGCGGTTCGAGTATCTTCAATGAACTCGGTCATTCCTGCTCTAGCTACCGAATCCTTGACGTTGTACTGTGCTGAATCTCCGGGTAGCTTAATCTTTGAAATATCCGCCATAATGTATCTCCTTTCTTATGATGAATATCAGAAAGATTAAGAGACGGTGACAGTCTTGCTGACGCCGGTGAAATCAGGTTCACTGACTGTACCAGCGGGTGTATACGATCCGGTGGATGCGACATTGTCTGTCGATATGTTGAATTCGATGGCATTTGTCGCGGAGAAAGTCTGATCCGAAATTGTCCCACTAGGTTTAAATGTACCTGTCGCTGTCGAGCTGGAACCTGTAAAGCTCATATGCACGTACTGACCAGTAAACGTCGGATTTGCAGCTAAAGCCGCCGAAACACTCGGAACGATATTCTGCTCAGCAAAGGTTGGAAGTGTAACATCTGTAGGAGTATTAGCCGTCCAGCCAATTGTCAAAACCTCATTTGAAACAGAAGCAGTCCACGAGGCAGCAGTTCCGTCGGTGACCGACCCGCCACCAGTCTGACTAGCGGCAACGTACTTCTTCACAGGGGTAGCTGTCACAGTAATGTTCGGCTTATTAATGCTTCCTTTGCACTGGAATGTCGCACCAGACGAGGTCGTATTAACTGTAGCGGACACTGATCCATTAGGTGTTCCGGTAACGCTAACATTACCGCTGGTTCCTGTAAAAGTTGCTTTACTAACAGTGCCTGCAGGTACTACATATTTAGGCCATCCGTCAGTTCCAGGCTCTGGCGCGGCACCACCTGAAATATCCACCTCAGTAAAAGATGCATTATTAACAAATTTGCTGCTTGACGTTACAGAAATCGTCGCAGCGGTTCCGGTAAAAGTGGGCTGAGAAACGGCACCCTCTGGTCTATAGCTTCCGTGAGCACTACTCTTATAAGCCAGAGCACCGAGTCCCGACATGTCACCAAACTCGTGCCATTTGGTGCCGTCGAACACATATTCTTTTTTATTGTAAAACACGGCGTCACCACTGTGAGCCGTGAAATCTGCGCTGTCAATTTTAATCGGATTGGTCGTAGCCTCATCTGTCAGTGCTGTAGTGGTAGCTCCTCTCAGAACAATTGCACCACTCATCATCTGTCGGGCAGTAGCATCCTTTATGTCATATGTTGTGCCACTTGGCAGTTTAATTTTCGAAATTTCAGCCATGGAATTACCTCCTAATTACGATTGATGACAAGCTCATCTCCAGAGATCGAGCAATTCAGTTTGTTATTCCAGAATGTGCGCTCAGCCTGCGTGATGTGACGTACGTTATCATTAATGTGATCATCAAGACGAGAGTTTACAAGATAGAAAAGTCCAGAACCAACAAAAGGCAAATCAGCGATATATGCACTTCCATCTCCTATTTTGATTTCTGGAAAACTACGGTTTCCATCGCCATCTGTGTAGATCACGATTTCACCCTTTTTGGGCACGTATGTTGGCTTCGAGTTCCATCCGGCAGCCGTGTCCTCGCTCATATATTTAAAATCCATAAGCGATAGATTGCCAATAAGCTCGACTCCGTCAATTTTAGGTTTGTTTTTTAGAGCTTCATAGTCGCCAATAGAAAAGTCAATAGGGACGCCATCTTCTGTAGCCTTGATGACTTTCTCGATAGCGTCCGCTATTGCCTCTCTAACTTCTCGCCCATATACGGCTTGGCGAATAGCTCTTAAATCTTGGTCAAGAGTTGGCACGGTATTCGCCTCCGTATTATTCAATTGGTATCAAATCTTGATCCTTTGTGAACGTGGATCTGCAATTTGAACAGAAATAGCGAATCTTCTGAAATGTCGTGCCTGTGTCAATTAAAAAACCAGATCTGTGACATAGAGGACAAATCTTGTCATTTACACGTTTAAACTCTGTCGAGTTAAAAGAATCGTCTACGAGGGTTAGAACCAACTTGAGAATGTCATTGTGTATTGGCATGTTCTTTTGTTTCCTTCGTGGATCCAAACTGTTGATGACCGCTTCGTCATATGCTAATCGTGCTTCACATATACAAAAAGACTCTTTATCCGAGAATCCTTCTTTGCAGTCTTTGCAAGGGTTTTCCGTCAACTTGGTTCACCTCGTATGTTACACCATGAAAAATATCCTCCAAATCCATGGATGCTTTCTGATTTTTCTTTCGACAAGCGGCATCAGCTCTTCATTGCACGTCTGAAAATTCCCGATGTCGATTAGTATTTCACCTTTTGGTATAAAAATATCATGAACCCAAGAACTAAACTTTTGGTACTCATCATGCGAGTTATTAGAAACTGAATGATATGCCGTTTCAAAAGCGGCCATATCCGAGTCTCGTTCTTTGTCACTCGTCAGATTCTTCATCTTCAACTGGGTCCTTCCAAGGCTCTTCATAACTGAGAGCACGCTGACTGTCACCAAGTCCGTTAGTCGTCGGATCCTGAATCACACCAATCAGAGTGAGAAAAGTCAGCACCTGTTTTGCCGCCTGAACAAGTGTATTCTTGCTAATGGTCGGGACAATGTCAAACATTTCAAGAATGGTGTAAACAAAACTAAGAATCACACCGATAAACGAAGCAAGCCAAACCGCATTCTTAAAACGGACTTTCCAATTGATCTTCATGTAAAAACACTTCCATTTTGATTTATAGTCTGTCTGCGAGATAGCGAGTCAATTCATCGCTAGCTTCTTTAACTTTGTCACTTTCACCTAGATTTCCGTAATTAGCAATCACCAGCAATGTCTTACAAATGGCCACTAGTCCTTCTTTTGTATCACGTTGCGAGTTAAGAATTTTACTTATGACCTGTTCATGCTCGTTTATTCGGTTTGTGTCTTTTGTGAGATTACGCTCAATTTCCTGGAATCGAGGTTCTAGAGTCTCGATAACTTTCCGACTTACCTTATCGGCAAGATCCGGAGCCTGGGCTTCTCTGATTTTATGGCGGCGTTCGATCTCATTTCTGATAGCATCGAACACCTTGTATACAAGCATAAACAAAACACATAGAGCTATAAAACCGTACAAAGTTGTCCACGCTACCTGCGGAGTAAAACCTTCTACAGTCGGCATACTAACGCCACCTTCCTTTTTTACTTTATTTAAGAAGTTCTGCCCAAGTCAGAGGTCCGCATTTACCATCAACTTTCAAACCATGGTCATTCTGGAAGCGCTTGAGAGCGTCAAGAGTTTCCTTACCAAAGTCTCCATCTGCTCCGAACTTGGGAAGCTGATAGCCTGCCTTGAGCAGAAGATTCTGCATTTCAAGCACTGCGTCCTTCTTCTTAGAATGAAGTGTGATCAGAGGATGATCTGTTACGACGACTGTTGTTTGGGTTCCATTTTGATTTGCTTCGACAATTTCCTCGCCGGGAATGAAATCGTATTCAACGCCCTTATACAGTCCCCAATAAGTCCATTTCCTGTTGGATAGGGGAGTGTGAATGACGCCCTTGATCGTGCTGGCCGCTTCGTTAACGCAAGTCGGAGTGACGAGGGTTCCAATGTGAGGGTGAGAATCAAAAGAGGAGCCGGTGAATATTGCGGCTCCTACTGGAAGTTTCATACCCTTTTCAATTTTGCCCTTGACCGACAGGCTGTTTCTCCAAATGGAGTTGCTACCATGCGGAATCTTGATGCCATGTTTCTTCAGGACGTCGTAAGGAAGACCTGAGCAATCCCATACCATGTGGCCATACCACTTTGAGCCATACAGTCTACTCTGCTCACGATTGGCATCAGTGGTTTTGTTGTATTCGCGCTGCTTGGCTTCTGTCCAGAGAACACCAGCCTTGCCCCAAATATAACCGCCTTTCATCTTATAGGCTTCTTCGACACCTTCGACGAGGACAGACGCTTTAATCATTGGAGGTCACCTTCTTTTTAAGAATCATTCGAACGTTGCCATTTGCAATACCGATGTCAACAAGCCGTGTGTAGTCGGCATATGTGTCGGTAGTGTCTGCACCACTGATGATGACGTTATGAACTGTAGATGTTATCACCGAAGTTTTGTTGGGATCGTTAAAAACCGTGAAGCATTCGGCAAACAATCCAGGATCATCGACTGTGACAATAAGAGAGTCCTGATCGGGGGTCAATGCGGCCACACCTTCATACTCGGTACCATCATTCAGGATCAGTTGCCGGATTAGCAACTTCTTCAGGTTCACTGCTGGTTCCATTTTGATTTTCCTCCGAAACTGCAGAATCGGTCGCTTTGATCGTCATATTGAGCAATTGGTAGACGAGGGACATTGTGGAAACACTGTCCTCGCCAAAAACTGGGATTTTAGCAAGCAAGTTTTTTACTGCTTTAAGTGCTTCAGAAACAGACATTAATAATTCTCCTTTACTCCCGTTCCTTAGGCAACGTCTTATAATACGAAGCATTGGCGATATAGTTATCAGATGTATAAATTACGCGGTTAGTGATAAGCACTGCGCCACTTTTATTGTACACGGTTACCCGATTCGTATCGTAAGCGGTAAGTCCGGCACGAGCGTTTACCTTATGCTTTTCCACTTCAGCACGACAGTCATTCCAGCCTTTTTTGTATCCGGATTCATAGCCCGAATCCCAACCTTTATTAAACGGTGTCTGAGCGCCAAGTGTTATTTTCTTGCTAGGATCATCGCTTCCATTGATTTGAGGAATTACATCGATTGTCCAATTAGCAC